GACGTTGCGCACTCGGGACGCCATACCGTCCAACATGCCGAGTAACGCCGTGCGTGCTTTCTCATCCGCATAGGCGCCGGATGCGATGGTCGCAGCGATCACCCGCGCCTCACGTTCGAGACGCTTCAGGATCGCCGCAGGCTTGTCAGCTTCAACAGGCTTGGCGTCATCCGCCGGAGGTGCAGGCGGGGTACCGCCTGCGTCCCGAACCGCCTGCAGCGCCTCCGCTGCAGCCTTGGCCTCAGCGGCCTCCGCTGCAGCCTTGGCGTCCCGCGCATCCTGCACCGACCGGACCAGCACAGCAAGCGACCGGATGTCGGTAGCGTTGGCGTTCGCACGCAACCACGCCGTAACCTCGGCGTCCGCGCCGATGGTCTGGCCGAACAGCAGATTCCACAGACGCGCATGCGTCACCGGGGCATCACCCGCGACCTCGGACCGCGCGGGCAGGATCTCCTCCGCCGACTCGGGTCGAACGCCGAACATGACAAGCGCCTGCCCGCACGGGATGTAGATCCCGATCGAACCCTTGGACAGACCGACCGCATCGGCATACTCACCCTGCGTCATGGTGCCTTTGGCGCCGGTACCCGCGACAGGCTTACCGTCGGGACCTTTCTGCGCAGCTTTGCCAAGGATGCCGTTACGTACCGCACCGTAGGCCATAGCGGAGGACATGACAGCACCGGTACGCGCGACCGATGCCAGCTTGTCAGTGAGCTTCAACTGCGCCGTAAGAGCCTGCTCGGGCGTCGGATAGACATGAGCGAAGCTTTCGAGCTTGGCGAAAGACAAGGCAAAGCTGTCCTTCTTAGGGTTGCCAGTAGACATGATGGTGCTCCGTTCCGGCCGCAGAAGTGGCAGGCTAGCGCCTGCGCGTGTCCTTCGTTCGATCGGCCATAGGCCAATCCTACACCACTACACAGCCATACACCTAGCCTAGTGGACTAAGTGGGCTGTGAGCTGCGTCACATAGCTCATGCACAGCATCGCACAGCTGGCTCACAGGCTGGCGGGTGGCCCAGGTCACAGAGCTGGCACACAGCGACCCCTACCCGTACTCACAGGTTCGCGCACCCTCGCCGGAGGCGCTAGTCGTGTCGGTGGGTGGTTGCTCCACCCACCCATTCCGTAGTGCACGATGCGGGGCCCGGCGGTGCGGGCCTGTGGGGGCTGTGGGGGCTGTGGCGCTGCAGCTCGTGGCGCTGGTTGTTCTGGGGGGTTCCAGCCATCCCGTAGTGCAGTGTGGGGTGACCCGGCGGGCTCGGGCACTCCTCTCCTCGGTGCCTGTTTTCGCGCGCTGGGTCTGCGCTGCTGATAATGTATGACAGCATGGTGGGTCGGCCGCGGGACGGGATGGCGCGGGACACGGTGCTCAATGTCCGGCTCTCGCCCGCCGAGGTTGTGTCGTTGGATAGGCTGCGGGGCCGGGTCACCCGGTCCGCCTACGTCCGCTCGCTGCTGCACCGCGAGGTCCGGGCGGCCGCCCGGGAGGACCGCTTAGTCGACTAGGCGGGGTGATATCACCGGGGCCGTTTCCGGCCCGGATCGTGATATCAAACCCGGCTCGTGATATCACCCGGAGCCCGGAAGTGATATCACCCGGTGCGCTATCGCTATGATATCGGAATGACCACACCAGCAGAGGGCACGACCCAGCTGTCGCTGCGGCTGCCCGCCACCCTCGTCGACGCAATCGACGCCCGCGCGAAACTCACCGGCCGGTCCCGCAACGCCTGGGTGCAGAAAGCACTCGGCTACGTCATCGCCGAGCTGCCGCCCGACGCCAGCGCGGAGCAGCGGCTGGCGATGCGGCAACGCTGGGCGGACAACGAAATCTGACACCCGCCGAGTCGAGGAAGCGAAGAGGTGTCGCCGCATGAGTAGCAGAGCCGGTCGCCCCAGCCCCGGCTGGGCAGCAGCCGTCGCCGCCCTCGCCGCCGCCTTCGTCGCCGCCCAGGCCGAGGCCGACCGCGAGCCCGAGCCCGAGGACGGCCCACCCGACCCGCTTAGTCCACTAAGCGCAGCCCCTTCACCCGGCCCGGACGGCGGGGCACACTGGACGCCGTGATGCACCAGGACCCGGCCGACCCGACCGGGGTGGCCAGCACCGGCACCGGCCGGGCCCGGCGCGGCGGCGCGGCCCTCGCCGGCGCCCGCCGCCGCAAGGCCGACGCCGCCCTGAAACTGCGCACCGAGGGCGAGAGCTGGGACGCGATCGCGCGCACCCTCGGCTACGCCTCGCCGCGCAACGCCCTGGTCGCCGTCGAACGCCAGCTGGCCGGCACCCTCACCGAACAGGACAAGGCGCACGGCCGGGCGCTGATGACCCGGCGGCTGGACCGGCTGCTCAACGCCGTCTGGTTCAAGGCCGCCGACCCGGCCGACCCGGAGCAGCTGGCCGCGGTCGGCCGGGCCCGCGAGATCATCACCGACATCGTCAAGCTCAACGGCTACGCCGCCCCCGCCGAGCTGGTGGTGCACTCGCCCTCGGAGCTGGAGCTGGCCGCCTGGGTGGCCGCGGTCGCGGCCGGCTCGCTGCCGAAGGTCACCGAGGCCGACATCTTCGACGCCGAGGTCATCGACGATGCCGTGGCGCGGTAAGCGGGTGGAGTTCAACACCAGCCCCGAGCTGCCGATGCTGGTCCGCGACGCCGCCGCCGCCGAGGGCGCCCCGTCGGTCAGCGTCTGGCTGCAGACCCTGGTCGCCACCCGGGTCGCCCAGGTGCTCGGCCTCGACGTCGCCGAGCTGGTCGCCAAACAGCCCGGCTACCGCGGCGGCCGGTCCGGCCGGTTCGCCGGCTACGTCACCAAAGGCGACGACACAGTGACTGAACCGGACCTACACTCGAAGCGTGAAGGTGCGCTATGACAGCCGCTGCGCCTACTGCCGCCGCACCCTGTCGGTCGGCCAGCTGGCGGTCCGCCGCTACCGCGGGCTGTGGCACCCGGCATGCCTGATCCGCTACCGCCGGTCCCGCCCGGTCAGGCCCTAGACGCCTGGCGGAACTGGAAACCCGAGCACCAGGCCCGGGCGCTGGAGCTGCTCAAGGACACCCAGCGCAAGGCGTGGCGGCCGTTCTACTGCACTCTGCCCGGCTGCGACGGCAGCCCGCACGGCGACTGGGCCTGGCACCACGCCCGGCCCGAGCAGCGGCCACCGCGCTGGTGGGCCGACTGGCTCACCTTCTGCGTCAAGGGCGGCCGCGGCGGCGGCAAGACCCGCACCTGCTCCGAGATCACCCACCGGGTCACCGGCCTGACCGGCCGGATCGCGCTGGTCGCCGCCACCGGCTGGGATCTGCGCGAGACCGTCGTCGAGGGCGAGTCCGGGCTGCTGGCCACCGCACCGCCCGGCCAGGCGCCGCAGTGGGAACCGAGCAAGAAGAAGCTGACCTGGCCCAACGGCGCCATCGCGCAGGGCTTCTCCGCCGAGGAGCCGGACCGGCTGCGCGGCCCGCAGTTCGGCTTCGCGTGGCTCGACGAGCCGGCCCACTTCGACCTGGTCACCGATGTCTGGGACACCCTGCTGCTGGCGCTGCGGCTCGGCCGGGCGCCGAAGGTGGTGTGCTCCACCACCCCGCTGCCCACCAAGTGGATGAAGGCGCTGGTCGCCGACCCGCTGACCGTCACCAGCAACCCCACCACCTACTCCAACCTGGCCAACCTCGCCGACACCTTCGCCGCCCAGATCCTGACCCGCTACGAGGGCACCCGCAAAGGCCGGCAGGAACTGTACGGCGAGATCCTGCCCGACATCGCCGGCGCGCTGTGGCGCTACGACATGCTGGCCTGGGTGCCCGAGCCGCCGCCGCTGGACCGGATCGTGATCGGCGTCGACCCGGCCGGCACCAAGAACAAGCGCTCGGACGAGACCGGCATCGTCGCGGTCGGCACCGCCGGGCGCAACCTGTACATCCTCGCCGACGTCTCCGGCAAATACTCCCCGGCCGAGTGGGCCGGGGCTGCCCACCGGCTGGCGGCTTCGCTGCTGGCCGACGCGATCGTCGCGGAGAAGAACTACGGCGGCGACATGGTCCGGCACACCCTGGCCAACTCCGGCCACGACGGCGTCCGGGTCAAGGACGTCACCTCCCGGCGCGGCAAGGAGATCCGGGCCGAGCCGATCGTCGCGCTGTTCGAGCAGGGCCGGGTGTTCCTGGTCGGCAAGCCCGGCGCGATGGAGGCCCTGGAGGACGAGATGTGCACCTGGGTGCCCGGCAAGGGCGCCAGCCCGAACCGGGTCGACGCGCTGGTGCACGCCGCCACCGAGCTGAACCGCTACGGCGCGCCCGCCTCCATCGCCTCCGCCGCCACCGTGCTCGCGCACCTGTCCTCACCCACCAACCGGCACCTGCACGCCGTGGGGTAGCACCCACTTAGTCCACTAAGCGGGGAGGGATCCTGACCGGCAGCTACGGCTGGGCGCTGCACTGGATCGCGGTCGCGGTCACCTCGATCCTGTCCACCGCACGGCTCACCCGGCTCATCGTCTTCGACGGCTACCCGCCGGTCGCCTGGCTACGCAACCGGTGGCGGGTGGTGACAAAGGACGGCGAGTGGTCGAAGCTTGTGGATTGCGGGTACTGCGCGGCGCCTTACCTCGCCGCCGGGGTGCTGGCCTGGGGCCACTGGACCAGCTGGAACTTCTGGTGGTGGGCGGTCAACGGCTGGCTCGCGGTGTCCTACCTGGCGGCGATCGTAGTGGCCCGAGACGGAGACGACTGAGGTGCCTCGGCGGAAAACAGATCCGCGCGACGTGGTGATCCCGACCACCGCGCTGGTCGCCTCCGCCGTCCAGTTCCCCGGCCAGATGCCGCGGCTGTACGCCCGGCCGCAGACCGGCTGGCAGCGCGAAGCCTGGCGGCACTACGACATCTGCCCCGAGTTCCGCTTCGCCGCCAACTGGGTCGGCAACGCGATGAGCCGGGTGGTGCTGCAACCGGCCACCATCGACCCGACCAGCCACAAGGTCACCGTCAACCCCACCGGGCAGGCCGCCCACCTGCTCGACATCCTGTTCGCCGGCCGGGACGGCCAGGCCCAGATGCTGGAGGCGCTCGGCATCCACCTCACCGTCGCCGGCGAGTGCTACATCGTCGGGCGCCGCAACCAGCGCGAGAACGTCGACGACCTCGGCGAGGTCGCCCCGATGATCTGGGAGATCGTGTCCACCGAGGAGATGCGGGTGGTCGGCACCACCTGGACCATCGTGTACGGCCACGGCGTCGCCCAGATCACCCTGCAACCCACCGACATCGTGATCCGGGTCTGGCGCCCGCACCCGCGCAGCCGGCTGGAAGCGGACGCGCCGAGCAAGGCGCTGCTGCCGATCCTCACCGAGATCGAGTGGCTGACCCGGCACATCTTCGCCCAGATCACCAGCCGGGTAGCCGGTGCTGGCATCCTGCCGATCCCCGACACCCTGGAGTTCCCGCCGCCGCCGCCGCCGGCCGACGGCGAGGGCCCGCTGCCGGACCCGGCCAACCGGGCCGAGTCGTTCATGCGGGTGCTCGGCGAAGGGATGATGGAGCCGATCCGCAACCCGGAGTCGCCCACCGCGGTGGTGCCGCTGGTGGTGTCCGGCCCGGTCGATGCGATCAAGGAGTTCCAGAAACCGATCACCTTCTGGTCCGAGCTGGACCAGAACTCCACCAACCTGCGCGACGAGGCGATCCGCCGGCTCGCCCTCGGGATGGACATGCCGCCGGAGATCGTGCTCGGCATCGGCGCCTCCTCCGGCACCGGCGGCGCGATGAACCACTGGTCGGCCTGGATGGTGGACGAGTCCGCGATCAAGCTGCACATCGAGCCGCTGTGCGAGCTGGTGTGCAACGCCCTCATCGTCGGCTACGTCCGGCCGGTAACCGGCGACCCCACCGACACCCTGATCTATGACACGTCCTCGCTGCGGATGCGCCCGGACCTGTCCAAGCAGGCGCTGGAACTCTACGACCGGGGCCTGATCTCCGACGTCGCCACGGTGCGCGAGTCCGGCTTCGAGCTGGCCGACATGCCGCTTCACGACCAGCTGGCCCAGTGGCTGCTGATGAAGGTCGCGATCCAGTCCTCCACCCCGGACATGGTGCTCGACGCGCTGCGCGACCTGGGGGTGAAGCTCAACCCGGCCGACGCCAGCGCCGGCACGCCGCGCGAGCAGCGGCCCACCCCGTCGCTGCGCGGGCACCCGCTGCCCCGCTCCGCACCGGAGCAGGCACCCAGCCGGCAGCTGCCCGCCGCGCTGGAACGGGTGTCCGAGGCGCTGGTGATGCGGGCCCTGGAACGGGCCGGGAACCGCTTGCGCAACCGGCAGCCGACCAAGGTGGACGGGGTCAGCGCGCGGGACTACTACCTCTACGTGCGGCCCAACGGGTCCACCGCCTGGTGCCTGGAGGACGCCTGGACCACGGTGCCCGAACTGTGCGACGGGCTGGCCGAGCCGGCCCGGCTGACCGCGGTGCTCGACTCCTACTGCACGATGCTGCTGTCCTCCCAGACCCGCCACGACCGGGCGATGCTGCACCAGTACCTGCAGGTGATGGAGCACACCGGATGAGGATCTCAGAACGGCTCGCCTTCGCCGCCGACCGCAAGCCGGTGCTGGACCGGGCCGAGTCACAGGTCGCCGACGCGGTCAAGCGCGGCCTGGACCGCTGGCCGGCGCGCGGCTGGACACTGCCCATCATCGACGCCGCCACCACCCTGTACCGCGACACCTTCCGCGACGAGCACGGCGGCCCGGACCACCCGAACCTGGACGAGCAGATCAGCGGCTACCGCACCGCGCTGATCCGCAACCTGGCCAAGGTCGACAGCGAACCCACCGACACCACCCAGGCCGCGGTCACCCGGATGGTGGCCACCTCCGCCGTCAACGCCGCCACCACCTTCGCCGCCACCGTGGAGGAGAAGGACATGGTGCTGGAGTGGGTCACCATGCACGACGACAAGGTGCGCGAGACCCACGCCGAGGTGGACGGCCAGCGGGTGCCGGCCGGGCAGGAGTTCACCGTCGGCGGGCAGCAGATGCCCTACCCGGGTTTCCCGGTGGGCGACCCGGCGCTGTGGATCAACTGCCGCTGCCTGGCCCGGCCCGACCTGGTCGGCAACGCCGCGCTGCTGGCCGCCGCCGACGGTGGCAAACCCTGCGTCGTGGTGGCGCTGCCGGCAGCCGACGACCCGGTGAACCAGGTGTCCTCCGAACCGGCCGCGCACGCCACCCTGCTCTACCTCGGCATCGACCCGGCGCCGGACCAGCTGTCCGCCGCGCAGGGCGAACTGGGCACCGCCGCGCAGCGGCTGGCCCCGTTCGCCGACCCGGTGAACGGGCGCGGCACCCTGGGCGCCGACCAGGCCGACGTCGTCATGCTGGACGCCCAGCACCTGGCCGAGGTCCGGGCCGCCCTGTTGGCCCAGCCGGCGCTCGCCGGGCTGCATCAGGCCGCCGAGCAGTTCCCCACCTGGATCCCGCACGTCACCCTCGGCTACCCGCAGGCACCGGCCACCGGCGACCCGCCGGGGCAGATCGGCTTCGACCGGCTGGCGCTGTGGAACGGTGCCGAGCAGACCGAGTACCCGCTGGAGGCGACCATGCCCACCGCAGCAGCAGCCGAGACCGAGCAGCAGCAGCCGCCGATCACCGTCCCCGACCCGATCCCGTGGCACGGCGTGCTGGCACCGGAGGGCGTCGCCTCCGGCGACAAGCGCCGGTTCGCCGCCGGCGCGCTGCGCAACCGCGACCTGCCGCTGCCGCTGACCTGGCAGCCGGCCACCGCCGACCGGCACGGCGGCGCGATCACCGTCGCCCAGATCGAGAACATCGCCCGCGACGGCGACCTCATCAAGGCCGACGGGCACTTCCTGCAGTCGGTGCCCGAGGCCGACCAGGTGATCGGGATGTGCGCCGAGATGGGCAAGATGGGAGTGTCGGTCGACCTGGACGACGCCACCTTCGACCTGGACGAGGAGACCGGCCAGGTCACCTTCTCCGACGCCCGGATCTCCTCCGCCTCGATCGTGGCGATCCCGGCGTTCACCGAGGCGTTCATCGCGCTCGGCTCCTGGGCGGACTCGGCCGCGATGGTCGCCGCCGGCTGCCCGTGCGACGGGCCGGAGTTCGCGACCATCGACGAGAAGCCGTGGTCGAACTACTCCGAGTCCGACTACAGCCCGCAGCAGTGGCACGATGCCTGCCTGATCCACCTGCACTCCGGTGACCCCACCAACAAGGCGGACTGCAAGCTGCCGGTCCGCACCCCGGCCGGCACGATCAACCGGGCCGGGGTGCACGCCGCCGCATCCGCGCTGGCCGGTGGCCGCGGCGGGGTGGACGCGCCCGCGTCGGAGAAGTCCTCGGCGAAGGCGGCGCTGCGCGGACTGTACAAGCAGCTGGGCGAGACGCCGCCGGACTCGATCGCGATGTCCGCCGAGGAGGCCGAGGCCGAGGCGTTCGACCGGGGACCGGGCTGGGTCACCGACCCGAAGGCGACCAAGCGCATCCACGACTACTGGATGCCCGGTCACCCGGGCGGGGACAAGATCGGCTGGGGCAGGGGCGGCGACTTCAACCGCTGCCGCGAGCAGGTCGGCGAGGAGATCGGCGAGTCCTCACCCGCGAAGCTGCGCTTCATCAACCAAATCTGCGCCCAGTGGCACCACGACGCGCTCGGCTTCTGGCCGTCCACCCACCGCAAGATGATCCGCGAGGGGGTGTCCTCCTCGGCGGTCAGCCTGACCGCGTCCGCCGCCTGGACCTACCCGGCGGAGTTCTTCGGCAACCCGCAGCTGGACGTCTACACCCCGATGACGATCACCGACGACGACCGGATCTTCGGCCACCTGTGCAAGTGGGACTCCTGCCATGTGGCGTTCCCGAAGATGTGCGTCAGCCCGCCGCACTCGGCCTCCGGCTACGCCTACTTCCTGCTCGGGCTGGCGCCCACCGACGCCGGCGGCTACCTGCCGTCGGGGGTGGTCTCGCTCGGCGGCGGGCACGCCAACGGCGACCTCGGTTTCCGGGCGGCGCTGGCCCACTACGACAACGTCGCCACCGCGGTCGCCGACATCACCGTCGGCGAGGACGACATCGGGATCTGGTACTCCGGCGGGATGCGCCCCACCACCACCGCCGAACAGCGGCAGGAGCTGCTGGCCTCCAAGCTGTCCGGCGACTGGCGCGAGATCGGCGGCGACTGGGAGCTGATGGCCGCCGCCGCGGTGAACGTGCCCGGCTTCCCGAACCCGCGGATCGGTGTCGTCAACGGCCGCCAGGTGTCCCTGGTCGCGGCCGGCATCCCGGCCGAGCCGCCGACCGTGGACATGCTGGTGAGCCTGGCGATCCAGGCGCTGGACCGGCGGGCCCGGATGCGCGAACTGGCCGCCGCCACCCACACCACCGCGGCGGACCGGATGGCCGCACTGGCTGGAAGACTGGCTTAGTCCACTAAGCGGAACGGAGTAAAGGGGGCGATTGTCATCGGCTGTGGCTGTGGGGGTACCAAGACCGGGACGCTGACCTACGTGTACACCAACGCGGCGGGCCGGACCACGGTGTACCGGACCGAGATCGAGGCGAAGGCCGCGGTGCTGCGCGGCGGCGGCTCCTACACCACCGCGGCGAGTGCGCGATGACCGACGAGCAGCGCCCGGAACAGCGCGACCCGGGCGACGTGCACCGGCTGAAGCCGCCGGACTGGTTCCTCAGCCTGGACGGGCCGGAGCCGGGCCGCCGGTTGCGTGAGGACGAGCAGCCGGACACCGATTCGGAGAACGGGACGGACGACTGACGTGACCGAATATGCGCCAGCGGCGATCCAGGGGCTGTTCAACTCCATCCACGCCGCCATCCCACAGGCGCTGATGGGCGGCATCCTCGGCGACGCCGCCCACACCTACGGCTACCACCGGGGCCGCAACTACGTGCCGTCCTCGGACTACTCGGTGCAGCTGGCCGAGGACCGGGCGGGTGACGGCGAGGCGGCCAGCGCGCTGGACCTGTCCTGGTCGGATGCGTCCTGGCAGTACACCGTCAGCCAGCGGCTGCTCGCCGCCAAGAACGACTCGCGGATGTCGGCCTGCCGGGAGTTCTACGGTTCCACCGACGGGCGCACCGTCTGCGGCTGGGACTACTACGGCGGCTACGCCGTCACCTCGGACGACAGCCACCTGTGGCACATCCACCTGTCGATCCTGCGCAAGTACGCCACCGATGCGGGCGCTCTCGACGGCATCGCCCAGGTCATCACCGGCGGCGGCAGCCCGCCGCCCAGCGGAGGGGATTGGTTCGACATGGCAACGACGGAAGACCTGAAGACGGCGGTGCGTTCGGTGCTCAACGAGGGCACCGCGTCCGGCCAGAAGAACTGGGCCGGGACCAACCAGGCGATCCTGGGGACCGCGCAGAGCATCGTCAACCAGAACAACGCGCTGAAGGGCCAGGTCAGCGCCATGCAGAACATGCTGATGTTCGGCGATGGCAAGGATGTCGCACCGGGCAGTGACACCCACCCGTGGAACCTGAAGGTGGTCCGGCAATACTGCCTGGACATCCTCGCCGCGATCGACGCGCTGGAAGCCCCAGCCGGCGGCTCCGGGGACGGCTCGCACTCCCACAACGACTGACCATGAACACCGCTCCAGCGGTCCGGGTCGGCAAGGCGGCCGCGACGACCATCACGGCGCTGCCGATGACGGTCAACCTGGACCTCTACGCCGGCGACGACTTCTACCTGGACCTGACCGTCACCAACCCGGACGGCACCGCCGCCGACCTGTCCACCGCGGTGGCCACCGCGCAGGTCCGGGCCAAGGCCACCGACCCCGACCCGCCGCTGGCCGCCTTCGTCGCCACCATCACCGGCAACGTGATCCGCCTGCACCTGGCCTCGACGGCCTCCCAGCAGCTGACCGGCCCCGCGGTGTGGGACTGCCAGGTCGCCACCCCCGACATCACCACACTGGCCGCGGGCACGGTGACGATGTCCGGGGATGTCACCCGGCCATGACCGAGCCGTCGTTCGAGCCGCCGCTGCAGGCGAGCGTCTCGCTGCCGGCCAGGCCCACCGTCGGCGCGGTCACCGCGTCGATCAAACAGGTGCAGGTCACCCCGCTGACCCCGCAAGCCACGGTGACGTTCGGCGGTCCACCGGGTCCGACCGGACCGCAGGGGCCAACCGGACCAGCTGGGCCCGCCGGTCCGACGGGTCCTGCCGGGCCGCCCGGCACCGGGGTCGGTTTCCCCGACGCCGTCGACTGGACCGGCACAGCCAACACCGCCGACGACGCGACCAGCTCCGGGCTGTACTACCTCACCGCGACCCAGGCCGGGATCGACTACGCCGCTGCCGAGACCGGCTCGACGGTGGATGACGACTCCGGCATCCTGCAGGTCTACGTGATCCACCGGCCGTCGGCGTCCGAGTGGGACGTCAGTCAGACCTGGCTGCCGGCGTCCGGTGATTCCTGGGCCGAGGTCTGGCAGCGCTCCGGCTACTCCAGCGACAACGTCTACTGGAACTTCTCGATCTGGCGACCGGCGTACTACGTCCCGCTGAGCTACATCGCCGACTTCGATGTGCTCGACCTCGCCGGGACCTTCTACGCCTCCGGCAACGTCACCAACGGACCCGGCCCATCCCATTCAGGCACCCTGGTGGTGTCGATCGCCCAGCAGGACGTGACCGGCAACGCCCAGCTGCAGTCCCAGCTGTGGACCGACCTGACGACCGGTGACGTCTGGAGCCGGGCGACCTACGCCGCACCGGGCGGCTGGACGCCCTGGACCCAGCTCAACGGCGGTGGCAGCGGTGGTGTCGCCGAGGGCGTCATCGACTTCAACTGGACCGGCAGCAGCTACCAGCCGTCGTCGCTGCTGGGCGACACCAGCGGCAGGAACAAGCGCTTCGTCGGGCCGACCAACCCGCATTCGGTCACCGGTGTGGCACTGGCGCCCTACGACGAGTGGCGGCAGTTCGTCTCCGCCGGACCGGCGGTGTACTCGGGCTGGGACTCCGGTCCGCCGAGCATCACCTTCGAGGGTGCCGGTGACACCGCCGACTACGTGCTCGGCACGGTGTTCACGACCTCGCGTTCCGGTCAGTCGTTGCGCGGCGGCCGGTTCTGGGTGGACCGGGCCGCGCCGACCGCCAAGCTCACCTCGGTCGGGCTGATGTTCTCGCTCTGGGACGTCCAGGCCAACGGCTACGCGCACAACCTGCTGGCCCAGACGCCGGTGGCCTACTTCCCCAACCTGGGCAACACCCCCAACACCCCGGGTTGGGCGGAGATCAACCTGCTCGCCGACTACGCGCTGACACCGGGCATGTTCTACGTCATCGCGGTGCACCAGCCGGGCGGCCTGTACTCGGCGACGGCGATGCTGTTCGCCAACGCCGACCTGGCAGCGCCCTCCGGTGCTGCCGGGCTGGTCTTCCCGCAGAGCCAGGGCACCCCCGGGGCCGCGCACTGGAACGGCCAGTTCTACAACGGCTCCTACGCGGTGAACCCGCCGAACTCGGACTTCAACGCCACCTGGTACGGGGTGGACGCCAAGCTGTATGACACCACCCTGGTCGGCGCGAACACCGACCTGATCTGGGACGGCACCGGCTGGAACACCCAGCAGGCGTACCCGATCGGCGGCGGTCTGCTCTACGTCGCCGACGGCGAGCTGCGGTTCCGCGGCGGCAGCGGCACCGAGACCGTCATCGCACCGGCCTGACCGCTTCCCGCCTGCCGCGGATCGGCGTAGCCTCCGCCACAGGAATCGTCCACTGGTCTAGGCACCGGTGACAGGACTGTGCTACGCGCGTCCGCACCGGAACGAGGAGACCATCGTGGACATCGAGATCCCCGAATCCTTCGCCGACCTCAGTGACGAGCAGCTGGCCGAACTGCACCAGCAGGTGCGCCAGGCGCTGTCCGAGCTGGTCAACGCGGAGAACCCCACCATCCCCCAGGTCGAGGAAGCCGAAGCACTCGCGGTGCAGCTCGACCGGGTCGAGAACGAAGTCACCAGCCGCGGCGCCGCAGCCGCCGCCCTGAACAGCCGGGTGGGCAGACTGCGCGACCGGTTCAGCAACACCCCGGTCCGCGGGTCCAACCCGAACGACGACACCAACAACGACGAGGAGCAGGAAGGCGAGCCGTCCAACGACGTCGAAGAGGCCAAGCCCGGCTCGGCCAAGAGCGTCGCCGCGTCGACCGAGCCGCAGCCCGACCCGCCGCCCGAGCCGCCGCCGGCACCCGAGCAGCGCCGCAAGTTCTCCGTCGACATCCATGTACCCCGGCCCGAGGTGCCGACAAACCAGCCGCGGGTGGCGATCACCGCGGCCGCCGACGTGCCCGAGTTCGCCACCGGCTCCGACATCCCCGACCTGCGCGGGGTCACCAAGGCGCTCATCAACCGGATGAAGAACTTCCGGCCGCCCAACGGCGACGGGATGTCAGAGGATCTGCGCCACTACGGCGTGGCCAGCTTCCGGGTGGACTACCCCGAAGACCTCACCATCGACGTGGCCGACACCGACCGGGCGCTGGAGATCCTGCGGCACGCCGGCGATGAGAGCCGGCTGCCCGGCAAGTCGCTGACCGCCTCCGGCGGCTGGTGCGCGCCGAGCGAGGTCATGTACGGCTTCTGCTCTGGCGAGACGCTGGAGGGCATCCTGTCCATTCCCGAGGTGAACGTCACCCGCGGTGGTATCAAGTTCACCTCCGGGCCGGACTTCTCCTCGATCTACTCCAACGTCGGCTTCTGCCAGACCGAGGCGCAGGCGATCTCCGGCACCGCCAAGACCTGCTACGAGGTGCCCTGCCCGAACTTCACCGACATCCGCCTCGACGCCTGCGGGCTGTGCATCAAGGCGCCGATCCTCACCAACGCCGCCTACCCGGAGCTGGTGCAACGCTGGGTCACCGGCGGCATGATCGCCCACCAGCACAAGATGAACGCCAAGGTGCTTAACGCGATGGTGACGGCGGCCGGTGCCGCGCTCGCGCCGACCGACCTGACCTCCACCGCGCAGAACACCCTCGGCTACCTGGAGCTGATCGCCGACGGCGTCCGCGACAACTACCGCTTCGGCATCACCTCCACGATGGAGGTGGTCGTGCCGTTCTGGGTCAAGGGCGCGATCCGCTCCGACCTGGCGATCCGGATGGGTCGCGACACTGCGGCCGTCACCGACGCCGACATCGCGGCCGAGTTCGCCAACCGGCACCTGAACGTGTCCTTCGTCTACGACTGGCAGGACCTGACGCTGGGTGCGCTGCACTACCCGACCACGTTCACCGCGCTGGTCTACCCGGCCGGCACGTTCGTCAAGGGCACCGCCGACGTCATCAACCTCAACGCGGTCTACGACGCGGCGTCGCTGGTGACCAACATCTACACGGCGCTGTTCTACGAGCAGGGCATCCTGATCGCGCAGATGTGCTACAAGGCGTTCGCGGTCACCGTCCCGGTCTGCTCCTCCGGCCACACCGGCACGGCGAACGTCGCCGCCTGCATGACCTCCTGATGAGATTCCGGCCCGGTTGCTTAGTCCACTAAGCGGCCGGGCCAGCCGGTCCGTCAGAGAGGAAGGTGACCGGTGACGACGATCCTGCAGATCCGCTACCCCGCCGCACCGACGGCGGTCCGACCGTCGGGCACCCTGCTCGACGCCGCGTCGGTCACCGACCGCGGCCCGCACGACTTCATGCCGCCGGACGCGACCGGCGTGTTCCAGACCTTCAACTGCCTGTCGCTGGGCACCAACGCGCAGATGCCCTGCCCGCCGGTGCAGCTGGCAGCCCCGGTGGTGTCCGGGGCTGCGGCCTCGGCTGGCGGCACGCTGCCCGCCGGGGCGTACCGCTACGTGGTCACCGCGGTCAACGGCCGCGGCGAGACGGTCGCCTCCAACGAGGTGACCGGCACCACCGCCACCACCAACCTGACCCTGACCCCGACCTGGGCCGCGATCTCCGGCGCGACCAGCTACAACGTCTACCGCACCGCGATCGGCGGCGCGGCCGGTTCGGAGACATTCCTGGCCACCACCGCGGGCACCAACTACGTCGACAACGGCGGGGTCGCACCCGGCACCAAGAAGCCGCCGACCGCCAACTCGGCGACCGTGTCGGTGCAGAAGACCTTCTCGGCGCCGGTGTACCAGAACGGCATCCTGTTCGGCGTGTACGGCGGGGTCACCTGCAAGGCGCCCGGCTTCTCCTTCGAGCAGGCTCGCCCGGACATCACCGCGGCCTATGAGGCGAAGGAGACCATCGGCGTCGAGGCGGCGCTGATGGCGCAGAGCTTCGCCACCTCCAGCTGCCCCGACCTGACGCCGACCGGCGGCGCGGTGGAGCCCGAGGTGGGGCTCGGCATCCTGGAGGGCGATGCCGCGGTGCACTACGCGGGCATCCCCACCATCCACTCGCCGCGCAGCATCACCACCCTGCTGTTCGCCCGCTTCGCCATGCAGGCGATAGCCGGCAAGTTCTACTCCTGGCAGGGCGCGAAGGTTGCCTCCGGCGGTGGCTACATCGCCGCCAACAAGGGGCCGACCGGCAGCGCGCCGGCGGCCGGCGAGATGTGGATGTACGCCACCGGCGAGGTGGTCGTGGAGCGCGGCCCGCTGCAGCAGGTCGAGTCGATCGACCGGTCCACCAACGACCAGTACGTGCTCCTCGAACGGTTCTACCAGGCAGCATTCGACTGCTACATCAGCGCGGTGAGAGTGAAGGTGACCTGATGGCCGACGACGTCGAAGTCGAGGGCAAGACCTCGGAGATCGCGACGATCCTGCTGGAGGCGGCGGAGAAGCTGGGGCTGGACCCCGGCGTGGTCCGCACCTCCGACGACGGGTTCGTGGTGCCCAAGGACGTGTACAAGAAGGCGGACTGGCCCAAGGGTCAGAAGCCGCCGGTACGCGGCGACGCAGCAGAGGACAAGCCCCAGGACAAGCAGCAGGACAAGCCGGAGGGCTGAGCCATGACCGCACCCGTCGCCCAGTGCTTCTCCCTGATCCGGGGCAAGGTCATGCGGATCACCCGACTCGACGCCTGCGGCCTGCCGGCGCCGGGCGCGGAGTCGCAGGTCACCACCAAGGGGTTCATCTCGGTGGCGCTGACCGCACAGACCGACACCGGCACCGCCATCGACGTCACCAATGCCAACGGCGACCGGTGCGTGCACGACGTACCGGCGGTGAAGTTCCTCGGCTACAACGTGGTCATCACGCTGTGCGAGGTGGACCCGACGATGGTGAACCTGACCACCAACCAGAAGGTGGTCGCCGACAACAACGGCAACCCGGTCGGCTTCCGGATGAACTCCCAGGTCGCGCAGGACGGCTACGGCTACGCCATTGAGATGTGGTCCGACGTGCCCGGCGCGGTGTGCTCCACCGGCGGCGGCGGCAAGCAGTACGGCTACACCCTGCTGCCGTTCGTGCAGGGCGGCTATTTCGGCGACTTCACGATCGAGAACGCGGCGCTGTCCACCACCATCACCGGCGCCACCACCAAGGACGGCAATGGCTGGGGGGCCGGGCCGTATGACGTGGTCACCGGCGCCTCCGGCGCGGGGCCGCTGCTGGACCCGCTGGACCCGGACGACCACCTGAACCTGCAGCTGACCGACGTGCCGCCGCCGACCCCGACCTGTGGTGCTGGTCCGCTCGGGACCGCCGCGACCGGTGCGACCGCGGGCACTCCCGGCAGCTACACGCCGGCGAACAGCTACGGCCCGCAGACCCTGGCCGACGCGACCAGCCTCACCGCCAGCCCGACCACCGCGTGGACCACCGGCCAGTACGTGGTGCTCGGCGACGGTTCCGACGCGCACTGGACCGGTACCGCCTGGGCTGCCGGGATGGCACCGTAAGTAAGTCAGGGTCGAGGGAGGCGACGCACGATGACCACACCCGCGTTGCCCGACCTGTGCTGGCCGGTTGACACCAGCTGCTACCCGAACTACGCCGACCTCGACCCCACAGTGCAGGCACGGGCGGAGGCGCTGGCAGTAACGACGCTGCGCCGCTTGTCGGGTTACCGGGTGGGGGGCTGCCCGGTAACGGTCCGCCCGTGCCGAAAAGGCTGCGCCGACGGCTGCCTGCCCTACCCGGGCTGGTACGCCTGGTACGCCTGGTACGGCGCCAGCTTCTGGCCCTCGATCGACACGATGGGCAACTGGATCAACTGCGGCTGCGGCTGCGGCTACGCCGACTGCAGCTGCGACACCGTGATCGAGGTGGAGCTGCCGCCGCCGGTCGGCCGGGTCGACGAGGTCAGTCTGGACGGCGTGGTGCTCGACGCCGGCTCCTACCGGGTGGACAACGGCAACAAGCTGGTCTACCTCGGCACCGGCGACGGCTGGCCGCGCTGCCAGGACATGACCGCCGCGGTCACCGAGGTCGACACCTTCGCGGTCACCTACCTCAACGGCTACCCGCCGGACGGCCTCGCCGCCGCGGCCGCCGGGACACTGGCCGCCGAGTACGCCGCCGCCTGCGTCGGCGACACCTGCCGGTTGCCGGTCGGGGTGACCGCGCTGGTCCGGCAGGGCGTCAGCTACACCATCGCGCCCGGCGCGTTCCCGGGCGGCGTCACTGGCATCGCCGACGTCGACGCCTGGATCATGCTGTGGAACCCGAACGGGCTGAAGCAGGCGCCGCAGGTGTGGTGGCCGGGCCGGCAGCTGCCGCGGGTGCAGACCCTGTGACGACGACGACGCCGCTGGGCAGCACCCTGGTGTTCGACCGGCTGGTGGACCTGGCGGCGTGCCTGTGCCAGCAGGTGGACGACCTGGGGCTGCCGTCGCTGTGCCGGTGCGGGGTGGTGCCGGGCGACGCGGTGGTGCTGGACCTGGAGCTGTGCACCGGCAACGGTGGCAAGTGCGGGCAGGGCTGGGTGCGGCTGAACCGCGCCTACGACGCCAGCGCGCTCGGGGTGCCCAACATCGTGCCGCGGGCGTGCGGGCCGATGTTCGCGATGGAGGTCGAGGTGGGCATCGCCCGGTGCGGGCCGGTGCCGGACTCGCGCGGCCGGGCGATGTCGGTGGATGACATGCTGGCCGCGGCGCAGCTGCAGATGCTGGACATGCAGGCGATCCGGCTGGCGTCGGTGTGCTGCTTCGACGACCTCGCGCTGCTCGGCGACTACCTGCCGGTCAACGGCGCGGGTGCCGTCGTCGGCGGCTCGGCGCTGTGCACCGGGTGGGTGCTGTGACGATCCGGGTGCAGGTGTACGACTCGCGGATCCAGGAGCTGTTCGAGCCGGGCGGCAGCGTGCACCGCTGGACCCGCGACCTGGCGATCCGGGTGATGGACCGCTCGATGCGGGAATGCCCGAGGCGGACCTCGTTCCTGGCTTTCTCGCACGACTTCTCGGTCGGCACCAACCACTTCGGCACCGCCGGCTACGTGAAGAACCACGCCGCCTACGCGGCCTATGTGCACGAAGGCACCCCCGAGGAAATCTGGCCGCACGGGAAGTACCTCGTGGTGCGCCCGCACCCGCACTCGCACTACCTGCGGTACACCAGCCGGCGCTCGGTCGCCGGTCAGCACGGCAACCCGTGGATGGAGCGCGCCCTGGTGCGGGAGATGGATTCGCTGCACTAGCTGCGGTAGCGTCCTTTCTGACCCAGACCTGGGAAAGAAACGGAGCGGGTAATGAAGGAGTTCGCCACCGCGGCCCGAGCCGCCACGGATGAAGAGTCCGAGAGGTTCATCGAGTTCTCCCTCGACGGCGAGGTGTACCGGTCGCTGGAACCCACCCCCGGCCAGACGGTGATGATTATGTCGGCGTTCGCCGAGTACACCACCATCACCGAACGGGTCGCCGGCACCATCGACTACTTCTTCGGGATGCTGGACCCCGAGTCCGCCGCCGTGCTGCAACGGCGGCTGCTGGCCCGCGACGACCCGTTCGAGCTGGCCCAGGTCACCGAGATCCTCAGCTACCTGATGGAGGAATGGACCGGCCGCCCTTTCACACCGCCATCCGACTCCTCGCCCTCGCACGCGAACGGTGGGCGGAAATCGACGGCGAGTGCGCGGCGGTCGGAGTCGATCCGTTCGGTCTCCGGGTCGATCGGTTCTGCAACCTGATCTACGCCTGGATGGTGAAACGAGTGGAGGACCGGGAGCGTTTCGACGCGCTGCTCGTCGACGAGGAGGGCAACCCTGAGCACTTCACCGAGGAGCAGGAGGGCGAGTCGTTCATGGCCGCGTTCAGCTCCGCGCCGCCCGGCGCCCGAGTCGGCGCTTAGTCCACTAGGCAGGTGAGGACATGACCCTTCCGCGCGGCCCCCGGGTGGGCGAGGCGTACGTCGAGATCCGCACCAACTTCGCCAGCAGCAAGAAGGACATCGAGGCGCAGCTCGCGGCCGAGGCCGAGGCGATGGAGAAGGCGGGCCAGCAGGGCGCCACCCGGTACAACAAGGGCTTCAAGGATGAGCTGGAGAAGAACGCCAATCTCGGCGAGGCCATCGTCAACGCCGTCGAACGGGACAAGGGCAAGATCAGCGCGGCCGGCTCGCTGCTCGGCGACGACCTCGGCAGCGCGCTGCGGGACCGGCTGAACAAGCAGATGACCGGTGAGTCACCGGAGTTCATCGACGCGCTGGCCCGCAACCTGGAAACCAACCTGGACGAGATGGCCAAGCGCGGCGCGCTCAGCTTCACCCAGCTTGACGACGGCACCCGGCAGTTCACCGCCGACCTGCGCGGCCCGCTGCTGAACGCGGAGAAGGCGGCCCGGGCCGAGATGGAGAAGATGGCCGCCGAGCTGGAGAAGATGAACTCGTTCATGCACGGCCCGGACCTGCCGAAGTGGGCCGAGGGGGTCTCCAGCGCGGCCAGGGCGCTGGACGCGCTGAACAAGGAGTTCATCGGGCCGCAGCTGCCCGAGTGGACGATGGGCGCCAACAACGCCGAGAAGGCGCTGCACGCGCTGCACAACACCTACAACGAGCTGAAGGCGAAGCTGGACAAGGACAACAAGAGCGCGGACTCGGACAACAGAACCGGCACGCTGGGCAGCGTCGTGAAGTGGAGCAAGGACGCGGCCACCGGGATCGACAAGTTCGCCACCTCGATCGGCAAGGCGTTCGGTGCCGGCAGCCGGAACAACTTCTTCAACATCATCGGCTCCTCGATCGGCAACCTGGTCGGCCTGACCGGCCTGCTACCCAAGGCCGCCGAGGGCGTCGCCGGCCTGGCGTCGAAGATGGGCGATGCCTCCGACGAGGCGTCGAACATGACCAGCTCCGTCAGCGGGATCCTGCCGAAACTGGCGCAGCTGGGCGGCACCGGCATCGGCGGCATCATCGGGGTCTCGGTCCTGATCGAGGGCCTGATAATTCTCGTCGGCCCGCTGGTGTCACTGGTCTGGGGGCTGGTCGGGGCGCTGGTGGCACTGACCGGCGCGGTCGCGACCGGCCTGATCGGCGCGCTGGCCGGGATCGCGCCGCTGCTGCTCGCCGCCGCCGCCGGCTTCGGGGTGCTGTTCCTCGCGATCTCCGGACAGTCACAGGCGTCCAAGACCGCGCAGTCGAACCTGAACACCATCAACAAGCAGGTCGCCACCTACCAGAAGGCGGTCGCCGCGGCCAAGCCGGGCACCACCGCCTACAAGAACGCGGTCGACAACCTAAACACCTCGCTCGCCGCGCAGCACAAGGCGCAGGCGACGGTCAACTCCGACCTGGCCACCCTGGCCAAACCGCTCACCAACTTCGTCACCCAGGCCCGCACCGTCGCCCAGCAGCACCTGTTCGCCAACGCCAAGCAGGACGCCAAGGACTTCTCGACGGCGTTCGGGCCGCTGCTCGGCCTGGTCGCCGGTATCGCCGACGCGATCGGCAAGGTGGTCGACGGGTTCGCCAAGGCCAGCAAGGACCCCGACTTCCTGAACTTCATCAAGCTGCTCGGCAAGGACCTGCCCGCGATGATCGTCAGCCTGGGCGATTCGGCGGTGAAGTTCGGTGACGGCTTCGGCCGGATGTTCCAGGCGATGCTGCCGTACGGGCAGCGGCTGGCCGGTGCGATCGACACCATCGCGACCAAGTTCAGCAACTGGGCCGACTCGGCCAAGGGGCAGAGCGCGATCCACAACTTCCTGTCCACCGCGTGGCAGGACGCGAAGAAGCTGTGGGACATCATCGTCAACCTGGGCAAGGTCATCGGCGATGTGTTCTTCAATCCCGCCGCGGTCAAGACCGGCGGCGGTTTCCTGGACTCGATCAACTCCTCGCTGGCCAACCTCGACAAGTACCTGAAGTCACCGCAGGGCCGGGAGGCGCTGACCAAGTGGTTCGGTGAGGCCAAGCAGGTCATCCACGACCTCGGCCCGATCCTGAAAGACATCGTCGCGCTGTTCGACTACCTGGACTCACCGCAGTCCCGCAAGAACCTGCAGACGTTCTTCACCATCCTCAACGGCGGCCTGAAGATCCTGCCCACCGCGCTCCAGGTGGCCACCACCCCGGCCCGGGTTCTGTTCGGCATCATCCGGGCCTTCCCGGGGGTGGTCGGCGGGTTGAAGAAGGCGTTCGACGACGTCGACAAGGCGTTCATGGGATTCGCCCACTACTTCGACGTGAACTACCTGGCGAAGGTGATCGAGGGCTGGGGCAAGGACATCCTGCACTGGATCGAGTGGCCGTTCGTCACCGCGTATGACTTCCTGCTCGGCCACTCGCTGATCCCCGACCTGGTGAACGGGATCGTGAGCTGGTTCGGCGGGCTGCCCGGCAAGATCGCCCACGCGCTGGCCGGCGTGCCGGGCGCGGTAGCCGGCCCGCTCATCAGCGCCGCGGGCACTGCCTACACCTGGGCCAACCGGATCTGGAACGACATCCTCAACTGGGTCAGCCGCATCCCCGGTGACGTTGCTCGGGCGATGTCCGGGGTGCCCGGCACGGTCGGCAACGCACTGGCCGCTGCCGCCGGCGCCGCCTACACCTGGGCCAACCGGATCTGGAACGACATCCTGACCTGGGTCGGCAGGATCCCCGGTGACGTCGCTAGGGCGCTCGGCGGCATCCCCGGTGCGGTCGGCGGTGCGCTGGCCAGCGCCGCGGGCGCCGCCCTGTCCGGTGCGCAGCGGATCGCCGGCGACATCAGCGGTGCGTTCGGTGGCGTGGTTAGCGGCGTCAGCAGCGCCTTCGAGGGCATCTGGTCCTCCATCACCGGCTGGCTCGGCAACGCCTACCAGGCGGTCAGCTACTGGGTGGGGCAGATTCTCGGTGCGCTGAACAGGCTGCCCGGCGCCGGGATCGCGAAGTCCATCCTGCATGCCGTCGGCATCCCGGGCACGGCGACCGGCGGGTTGTTCCTCGGTCCGCAGGTGCGGCTGCTCGGCGAGGCGGGCCCGGAGGCGGTGGTGCCGCTGGACCAGCCGCTGTCGATGGTGGACCCGGCGGTGCGGGCACTGTCCGCGCTGGCGCAGGGCAAGGCGTTGCCGGAGAACGTGAGCGCACTGCCGGCCCAGTTCTCCGGCGGCACGTACGTGGCCAAGCAGTTGAACGTGGCCAAGATCGAGGTGACCACGCCGGTCAACGACACCGTCGTCGTTGCGCAGCAGGTGCTGAACCGGCTGGTGTCGGCGGGCTACAGCTGAGCCGGCTTAGTCCACTAAGCGGAGGGAGAGGCGATGTACGACGGGTTCTTTCAGTACGACGACACCGAGATCCTGAACACCCAGCGCACCGTCGCCTACGCCAAGCACATGGGCGCCGGGTGGGTGAAGAACCCGGAGCGCTCCGACGTCGCCGACATCGCCCCGCTGCTGGGTGACGACCCCTACGACACGCCGCTGCAGGACACCCCGCCGTGGTTCGACCCGGACGACCCGGACACCTGGCACTTCTACGGGCTGCTGCCGATCGAGATCACCGGGCTGGACGACTCCACCAGGACCGCCGCGATCACCGAGGGCACCTCCGACGGCGGCACCGTCGGGCGGATCCGCAACCAGACCCGCAGCGCGGTGTTCCACGTCCTGCTGCTGGGCGACTCCGACGCGGCGTGCAACGCCGGCTTCGAGTGGCTGAAGTACGCGCTGCTCGGCCAGTGCGGCTCGACCTCCGCGGCCACCAACTGCGGCGGCGCGGAGCTGGAGTTCCTGTCGGCGCTGCCCGACGTCGACCCGTCCGACCCGAACTACCCGGCCGGCTGCATCCCCGACTACTGGCGCTGCCTGTACAAGACCACCTTCGTCGACGGTCCGCACATCCTGTCCAAGCACTCCATCTCCGCCGGCAGCGGGGCGTACTGGGAGGTCGAGTTCACCTCCAGCTCCGGCGCGCCCGCGGTGTTCGGCATCGAGCAGCCGGTGATGGCTGGAATGTTCAAGACCGGTTCCACCGCCCAGGTCGCCGACCGCACCAACCTGTGCACCAACCCGAACTTCCAGACCGGCATCACCGGCTGGCAGTCCACCGGCACCCCCGGGACCTCGATCGCGCAGGCCATCGGCGGGGTCAGCTCCGGCGGCTCGAACGTCCCCTACGACCGCTACGGCAACCCCGTCATCCTGCCGGACCCGACCCGGTCCATGCAGTGCGTGTGGCAGCGGTCCCCGAACCTGGTCGCCGGCGACTCAGCCACCTTCGAGGGTGGCACCGTCGGCGGCTGGACCGGCGCCGCGGTCACCGGCACCGCGCCCACCCTCACCAACTCGACGCTGCATCCACAGTCCGCTGGCACGAAATGCCTGCAGGTGGCGTGGGCGAACGCGACCGGCCCGACCGCGAACCTGACCGTCACCGGCCTGGTCGTCGGCAACAGCTACGTCGCGTCGGTCTGGGTGTTCGTGCCCGCCGGGTCACCCGACGTGCGGCTCGGCATCAGCGGCATGACACCGGGCTCCGCGACCTCGGTGAAGAACATCTACACCCGCATCCAGGTGGGCTTCACCGCGACCGCCACCAGCCACCAGCTGCAGCTGTCCACCACGGTCGCGACCTCACCGGGGCTGCTGGCGTTCCTGGACAACACCGACGTGTCGCTCGCCCCGCTGCTGCCCGGCGTGTACTTCAACCTGCCCACCATCATCGGGCACACCTACACCGTGACGGGGCGGGTGAAGGTCCCGTCGGGGTCACTGCCGGTGCAATGGATCGCGCTCCAGCACGGCCTGTTCGCCAGCAACGGCGTCTTCTCCACCCTGTACGACGTGTGGGACACCATCTACCTGACCTTCACCGCGATCGGCACCAACCACTGGATAGAGCTGTCCTACGGCAGCGCGGTCGCGCTTGGCGGCGAGACGGTGTACCTCGACAACGTCCTGATCGAGGACTCCTCCGTCGGGGGGACCTACTTCGACGGCTCGTCCTCCTCGTGCCGCTGGCTGGGTGCGGTGAACGGCTCCCAGTCCCAGCACCTGGTGACGGTGTCGACCGCGCCGATCAACCCGGCCGGCGGCAGGTTCGACGACCACGGCTCGCAGCTGACCGACGTGCCGTGCCCGGTGCCGACGTTCACCCCGATCAACGACCCGACCTGCATCACCGTGGTGCCGCCGCCGCCGGCGCCGGTGGTGGCCGCCGCCTGCTTCGCACCGCCGAAGAGCTGGATCCGCTACGCCGCGGAGATCCCGGCGAACCTGGTGCCGGCCTGGCGGCACGTCGTACCGGTGATAACACTGACCGCCCAGGGCGAGTCGCGCTGGGTGCGGCTGCGGTTCTTCGCCGACACCGACAACGACTTCGACGTGGGTGGGATGGACCCGTGCGCGTTCATCGGCGAGTTCCTGGTGACCTACCTGCCGGACCAGGCGGTGCTCACCATCGACGGCGCCCGGCAGACGGTGCGGATCGTGACCGGCGCGATCGACCGCAACGCCAGCCAGCTGGTGTTCTCCTCCAGCGGCGGACCGTTCAGCTGGCCGGAGATGTCCTGCGGCTACAGCTACATCATGACGATCGACTGCCCACCGGCCGTGCACGCGCCCGCGGTCGACCTGACCGTGCTGACCAAAGCGGCTTAGTCCACTAAGCAGGCGACCGATGGCGACCGCGCACTTCTACTACACCGGCGGCTGGCAGGTGTGGAGCCTGCCGGCCGGCGTGACGCAGGTGTTCCTCACCATCTCCGGCGGTGCCAGCAACGGCGTCCGCGGCGGCGGGTGCTCGGGCATGGTCTCCCTCGCCAAGGGCAGCAAGCTCTACGTCATGGTCGCCGGCGGCGGCGGCGCGCCGTCCGGGTCGACCGGTGGCCGTGGCGGGGTGCCGCAGGGCGGCGCCGGTGGCAACGGCTCGGCCGGCTACTCCGGCGGCTGGGGCGGTGCCGGCTACTCCGCGGTCCGGTTGAACGCCTCCAGCGGCACCCTGCTCGGGCTGGCCGGTGGCGCCGGTGGCACCGCGGGCAAGGTGGGCACCACGGCTGCCGCGCTCGGCGGCATGGGCGGCACCTCGACCAGCGGTCAGGACGGCGCTCCGCAGCCGCTGTTCGGCGGCAAGGGCGCCACCTCGACCAAGGGCGGTGACGGCGGCGCCGGGACGCAGGGCACCGGGCTGGTGGGCGGCGACGGCATCCAGGGTTACGGCGGCGCGGGCGGGCGTGTGCCGTCCGGTTTCAGCGGTCCCGGCGGCGGTGGTGGGGGCGCCGGGCAGTGGGGTGGTGGCGGCGGCGTCGGTGGTGTGAACGGTGTGCAGACCGCCGGCGGCGGTGGTGGTGGCATCAACTACCGCGGCTCGATGACCGGCGGCACGGACGGGCAGGGCACCGGCGGCACCGGGGCGGGCGGTGTGCAGCTGGACTGGGATGACCCGGCGACGCCGAACCGGCCGCCGCTGGCACCGCTGCTCGCGAACTGCAAGCCGGCCAACGGCTCGCGCACCCTGGCCACCGACTCGGTGGTGCTGCAGGCGTACCCGTCGGACCCGGACGGCGGCCCGGTGCGGGCCATGTTCCGGATCTCCACCGACAAGGCGTTCAGCTATCACACCGACGTCTACGGCGCCTATGTGCTGTCCAACCAGCCGTCCACCGTCCGGTACGCGGTGATACCGGACCGGTTGTACTGGGTGCGGGCCTACAGCCAGGACTCGCACGGGCTCTTCTCCACCAGCTACACGCTGTACTCCTTCTACTCCGACTTCACCCCGCTGACGCCGGGGCTGTACGCACCGGCCGATGGTGCGGTTCTCAACCCGACCGTGGTCAACACGCTGTCCTGGGTGTTCAAGGATCCGGACGGCAGCCACGACGCGCAGAACGGCGCGTTCGTCGACTACCGCCGGGTCGGCACCAGTAGCTGGGTCAGTCAGCAGATCGCCGGCACCGCCAACAACTGGGCCGCGCCGGCGAACATCTTCCTGGTCGGCACCTCCTACCAGTGGCGGGTCCGCACCTTCGACAAGGCGGGGCTCGCCTCACCCGCGTCGGAGATCCGCTCGTTCACCACCACCGGCGCCACCCAGGCGCCGATCGGGCTGACCCCGAAGAGCCAGGTCGCGTTCCTGTGCGACCAGGCCAACACGGTCACCTGGAAGTTCCGCGACCCCAACCCCGGTGACCATCAGACCAAGGCCGACTTCCAGTGGCGGGAGGTGGGCACCGCGACCTGGAACGTCATCCCCGGCATCGCCACCAACGGGCAGTCCTGGACGGTGCCGGCCAACACCTTCCAGCCGAACCTGCACGTCGAGTGGCAGGTCCGCACCTATGACTCCACCTCCCAGCAGTCCTCCTGGTCGGCGAGCCTGGAGTTCTACACCATCTACACCCCCGGTGGCGCGGCCGGTGCGCCGGACATCCCGATCACCTACGAGCAGGGCGCGCTCGGCTGCGGCGAGCACCGGGTGTTCATCTACGACCGGGGCGCGCAGAAGCGGATCGGTGAGGTCACCCCGCTGGCGATCGTGTCCTGGAACCGGGCGCGCGATGACATCTCGGTCGCCAACATCACCACCACCGGCTTCGACTCCGACTGCTGCGAGCTGCTGTCTGCGGTCCGCTCGATGCGCCACGAGATCGTCATCTTCCGCAACGGGGTGCGGGTCTGGGAGGGACCGATCACCCGGGTCGGCTACTTCCGCGACCACGTCGAGATCGAGGCCAAGGACGTGATGCAGTACGTGTACCGGCGGATCATGCGGGCCGGTTACAACGACACCGGCACCTACTCGATCACGGTGGTGCAGCGGGCGGCGAGCATCATCATCGACGCGCTGGCCCGCGACGACCCGAACGTGCTGGCCTACCTGACCCAGATCAACTACCCCGACGATGCGCAGGAGGCGCGGGTTCGCTACCCCTACCAGGTGACCGCCTGGGAGGAGGTGGACGACATGGCGGCGATGGCCGGGCTGGACTACGTGGTGGTCGGCCGGCGGATCCTGCTGTGGGACACCAACCGTCCGATCGGCCGGCTGCCGCTGCTGCAGGACTCCGACTTCGCCAACAATGCCGTCGTCACCGAGTACGGGATGGACCTGGGCACCTACTTCGCCGCCACCAACAACCAGGGTGTCTGGGGCGCGGTCGGCGGCAAGGACCCCTACTACGGCTGGGTGGAGCAGCTGGACTCCAGCTACTCGGAGTCCTCGACCAGCACCGACGCGAACTCGACCCCGGCGTCGGTGGTCTCGCTGCAGCGTGCCCTGACCAGCCAGGCCGAACGCAACAGCTCCAGCCGGAACCCGGCGCCGCTGGTGGTGCGGATACCGGACAACACCGCCCTGAGCCCGGATGTCGCGCTCGACATCCAGATGATCGTGCCGGGGGTGTGGCTGCCGCTGTCCTCCGGCGCCACCTGCCGGGTGGTGACCCAGTGGCAGAAGCTGGACTCGATGGCAGTCCGCGAGGACGACACCGGCGAGCAGGTCACCGTGGTGATGTCGCCGGCGCCCGGCGCGGGCGTGAACCCGGACGACATCGGCACGCTCGACGCTTAGTCGACTAAGGAGGGCGGGCTGTGCAGACCGGCACCCAGAACATCACCATGTCCGACTGGATGCGGACCGTGGAACGCAACATCGGCATCCTGAACCGGCAACCCACCAGCGTCCCGGCGGCCGGCTTCGAGCCGGTGTCCACCACCGTCAACACCTGGAACGACGACCAGGCATGCCTGACCGGTTCCTACCAGACGATCGGCGGCCAGGTCGCCGACTCCCCCGACGACACGGTGCCGTGGGTGGGGTTCACCGAGTCCTCCGACGGCCAGAACGGCATCCAGCACGTTTACTCCTACACCGACGCCGGGACGCAGCGGGAGTACCAGCGGCGCTTCTACTACGACGCGACCAACGGGGTGAGGCTGTACGAGCCGTGGAAGGCGGCCGGCGGCTCCGGCGGTGGTGGCGGCGGTGGTGGTTCCGGGTCGCTGGACACCGGCTGGCTGTACTTCGGAGTTCAGGGCGGCATCTTCTACAACGCGCCCACCACGTCCTACGCCAGCGCGGGGACTGGGTTCAGCCGGGGCCGGATCAGACGCGACGGCGTCGGGCAGGTCTGGCTGGACGTGTTCATCGCTGCTCAGGTGCCCTCGACGACGGCGCCGGCCTTCACCCTGCCGTCGGGGTTCCGGCCCGCGTACCCCGAAGTCTTCACCGGTCAGTGCGGTGGCGGGATCACCGGCAGCATCCTCATCAACCCCAACGGCGACGTGTTCTACAACGGCAACAACGGCAACGTCTCCCTGACGCTCGCGTTCCACAACTGCCAGTACATGGCCGAGGACTCCGCCTCACCGCCGACCTGGACGTCGTTCACGCCGGGCGGCGGCTGGTCGAACGTGGCCGGCTACGCACCGGCCCGCTACTACGTCGACGCCGCCGGTGACGTGCACCTGTCCGGCCGGATCGCCGGCGGCGGGATCAACGTCGCGAACCCCATCACCACGCTGCCCGCCGGGCTGTACTCGACCGGCAACAACCAGACCCTCTACACGGTCGCTGCTGGGGCTATCAGCGGCGGCGGGACCGCGCGGATCGACCTGGACCCCAGCGGCAACCTGTTCGTCGTCGGCTACGCCAACGGCGGCAGCAACACGGCGGTCAACCTCGACGGGATCGTCATCTCCAACCCGAGCGGCACCTGGGGCACCCTGGCCCTGACCAACTCCTGGGTGCCCTACGGCACCGTCTTCGCACCGCCGCAGCACTGCCAGAACCGGTTCGGCGTCGCCGCGACCCGGGGACTCATCAAGGGCGGCACCAGCACGATCCCGACCTCGTTCGTGGCTTCCGGCAGCTTCCCGAACCCGGGGGTGGCACCGCGGTATGAACTGCTGTCGGTCAACGGTGCCAGCGCGAACGTGACCTGCCGCATCGACGTCATGATCGACGGAGCGCTGTCCTTCCAGGGCTTCCTGTCCGGCGGCACCAACGCCTACGTGTCGATGATCCTGCGTTGGCCGGTCGACCTCGAAGCGGCACCGACCGGGCCGCCGGGACCGAAGGGCGCGGACTCAACCGTGCCTGGGCCGCCCGGTGCAACCGGGCCGATCGGGCCGGCTGGTCCGACCGGGCCCGGCTCGACCGTCCCCGGCCCGCCGGGGGCGACCGGACCGCAGGGTCCGACCGGCCCGACGGGTCCGACCGGGCCCACCTCGACAGTGCCTGGACCGGCTGGTCCGACCGGGCCGACCGGTGCCACCGGGCCGACCGGCCCCACCGGACCGGCTGGTCAGGGAGTGCCCGCCGGTGGCAGCGCCGGTCAGGTGCTCACCAAGAACTCCGGTACCGACTACGACTCGGGCTGGGTCACCACGGGCGCCGGGTTCCCCCGGTCGTCGCGGTATAAGGTCTCCCGCACCGCCAACGGCATCGCGGCGGCTGGCTACTGCGACGTGGGGCTGCCCGCGAACACCGAGTATTACAACGGGTCCTACACCAGCGGCTCGCTGACGACGCTGACCTTCATCAAGCCGTGCCTGCTGGCGGTGATGTCCAACTGGACCGGCGGCAACGGTGCCGGCTGGGGGCAGATGAACTTCCTCGGCGGTGCGATGCAGTCACCGAGTTCGTTCGCGTTCCAGGGCACGTCGACGGGCGGTGGGTTCTATCAGGTCTGCGGCACGCTGGTCCTGGTGGTCAACGCCGGCGACGTGGTGAACATGCAGATCCGGGGCAACAGCACGGCGACCTGGAACCTGTCCGCGACGACCTGGATCACCTGCACCGACGTCACCCCCGCCACGCTGCAAACCTGACAGGAGAGTCGACAATGTCGTACACCGACCAGGCGAACCTTGCCTATGACGGCGACTTCCAGCGGCGGCTGCAGGCGTGCATCACGCAGGAGGCTGCCGTCACCCGGCCACCCGATGACCCGTTGGGCCATCAGATACTGATCTCGCCCACCGACGGTGTCGCGTGGTTCATGCCGATCGTCTCCAGCAGCCAGCAGGTCATCGACGCCTTCACCGGCGGCGGCAGCGACGCCGTGCCGGACCAGATGATCCTGGCCGAGGCGCAGGCCGCCTGGCAGCGGGTGTCTGATCTGCACCCGCCCGCCTAGTCCACTAAGCGTTACGCTCTGCCCAGCACGACGGCCAGCGCCACGACGCCGGAGCCACTGACGGTGCGAACCCGGAGGGACTGCCATGCCACGATGCTGCGGAAGTACCTGTAGCTGCCAGCTCACCGCCGGCACCGGGATGACGGTCACCGGATCTGGCACCCCCGCCGACCCGTTCGTGCTGACCGCCACGTCCGGCGCGATGATGGTGCAGGACACCCCCACCATCAACATGACCATGACCGGCACCGGCACCTCGGCCGACCCGTTCACGATCTCCGCGGCCGCCACGGTGCGGATGACGAACCTGCTGGACCTGGACACCACCAACACCACCGTCGGCTACGTGGTCGCCCGGCAGGCCGGGGGCACGTTCGCGATGGTGCCGCCGACCACCGCGCCGGCCGGTGCGATCAGCCACGACTCCTCGCTGACCGGCGACGGCTCATCCGGCAACCAGTTGAAGGTGGTGCCGGACACCGAGCTGGCGGTATCGGGCACGGGTGTCGCGCTGAACGCCACCACCCGGCATCTGCTGGTCCGCCAGTTCGCGGACGCGCCGACCCGCGGCTCCGCGGCGAACCCGGCGCCGCTGCTGAACGACCTGTCCACCATCTCCTCGGTGCCTGGTGTGGTGTCCTGGTACGACGGCACCGCGTGGCACCCGCTGAACGTGGTGACGAAGCAGACCGCGTCCGGGCAGCTGTTCGCGATCACCGGGCCGTACACGGCGGAGGCGCCGGTCCAGGGCATCACCAAGCTGGTGACCGGCACCACCGACGGCAACGGCCAGATCGTGCTGCTGAGCGCGACCGACCTGACCTCGGCGAACGGGGTGCTGGACTGCCAGGTGGTCGCGGTGAACAGCGCCAGCCCCGGCCTGATCGTGAACATCTCCACCACCACCGGCCCGAACCCGAACCAGGTGGTGGCCACCGTGTACCAGGCCGGTATCGGCACGCCGGCGACGTCGCTGGCCGTGACGCTGTCGGTCGCCGCCAGACTGTACTAGTGAGCCACGCCAAGCGGATCGCGATTCTGATCCTGCTCGGGGTCGGCGTGCTGGTGTTGGCAATCATCGTGTTGGTCACCGCCCGCAACGCCGACACCAGGCTGTTGGCCACGATCGGCCTGCTGGGTGGACTGGCGATCGTGGTGGTGTCGTTGCCGTCCAGCAACGGGAAGTAGTGAGCCGGGGCGAGGTCTTCGCGCTGGCCTGTGTGGTCATCCTGCTGGCCCTCACGCTGGCGGTGTTCTTCATCCGCAACCGGTGAGCCGCCTAGTGGACTAAGCGGGCGGGCCCGGCCACAGCGCCATGCTGACCAGTTCGGCGATCACCTGTGGTGCCAGCTCCATGTACTGCTCGTCGCTGCGCGCGGCGATCACCGCGTTGCCGTGCAGGTGCAGCGGGTTGTTCACCAGCAGCATGTCGAGCATGTTGTTCAGCCGGGTGTTCACCATCGGGTCGTCGTCGACGATCACCATCAGGCCGAGCGCGGCGATGGCGTAATACTCCGGGCTGCGGATCGGGGCGTGCTCGTACGGGAAGGTGACGTACGGCCAGATCCAGATGCCGAGCCGCTCGTCGGCACGGATGCCGAGAGCGAACTTGTTATCCATCCTCGGGCTCGGGCTCCGGATCGCTGTCGCCCCCGTCGTCCTCGTCGTCGTCCTGCTCCTCATTGAGGACCGCGTCGGCGGCGTCGAGGTAGAACGGGGTCCGGTCATCGGCGCGGTTGTCGCCGACGAACTGCACCCGCACCGAGCCGTCCGTCTCCGCCACCACGCCCCACACCCGCTCGTCATTGGCGATCTCCAGCAGATCGAACATCTTCTGCGCGAGCGGCGGGGTGAACAGCACGTCGCGGTACACGCCGAAGCCGTCCTCACCGGCGAGCACGGCCTTGGGGATGTCGCCCGCGATGGTCTGCGCCTCGGTGAGCAGCTGCTCCATCGCGTAGGGCTTGCGTGCCATCACATCTCCCTGATGTCGAGCTTGTAGTAGCCGTCGCGGTGGTAGGCCACGTCGCCGTCGTTGACCCACACCCAGCGGACCGAGAACTTACCGGTGCTGCCGTTGATGCCGGTGAGTTTCGCCGACGCCGCTTTCTGCATCCGGTCGGCCTCCCGCTTCATCCGGCGTGCCTCGCGGATCACGTCGATCGCGGCCAGCACCTCGTCGTCGGTGAGCAGCCCGGTGGCGTCGGTGTCCAGCGCGCGGCAGGTGGAGAAGTGCCCGCACACCTTGGCGCACATCTCCCGCGGCGGTTCCTTGCGGGCCTCCTGCGAGTAGGCGTGGGCGTACACCACGTCGTCCAGCCAGGCCGCGGCCTGCGCCACGATCCACGGGTCGTAGTCGTCGACGTGGCTGTGCAGCCGCTGCTCCTGCCCGGACCGGTCCAGCCACACGTTGGCGGTCTTGACCTGCTCCAGCGGGATGGTGAACAGCCCCTTCTCGTAAGCGGCTTTGGCGTAGCAGTGCCGCTGGAACATCTGCTGCATGGTGGGGCCGGTGCGGGCGATCACATCCAGGCCGTAGTCGGTCTTGACGTCGATGACGCCCCAGTCCGGGCGGATCAGGTCCGGGTGTCCGGTGACGTAGTATTCGCCGCCGTCACCGGCGAGCACCAGCGCCACCTCGGCCTGGGTGTAGGCGTCGGGCCAGACGGTCAGCGCGACCCGTTCCAGCCAGTCGCCGACGGCGTGGCCGATGAAGGACTTCAGGTTGTCCTCCGGGTCGGCCTTGGGGATCTCGGCGATCATCCGCCGGGTCCGTTCGGAGCAGAAGCCCAGGTCGGAGATGCCGACCTGGAACTTCGCGGACTGCACGGTCCGTGGCAGCGCGTCGGTGTAGGTGTTCAGCGCCGAGTACAGGTCGTCGGCGATGGCCTGCTCGTCGGGGTTCATGCCGGTTCCCCGGTGCCGGTGTCCTGGTTCTCCTCGCCGATCTCGGTGGCGCCGAGGGCGCCGGTGACCTCGGCCAGTGCTGCGGCGGCTTCGGCGGGTGAGACGGGTGCCGTAGCTGCCCGGTAGCCGTTGGGCGACAGGGCGTGCTCCATCCGTTCCCGGTCCCGGTCCAGCGCGATGGTGCCGTTGATGAGTTTGATCGGACCCTCGCCGGTGTAGAGCGACAGGCCGAGTGCGTCGCCGAGACCGATCGCGCAGCGGCGGAATGCGTAGGAGGCGGCAGAGGTGACGGCACCGGCGTGCGCCTCACCGCGGGACGGGTGCAGCTTCTCATCGACGTGGTACTCGACGAAGGTGGCGACCTCGACGCCGACCAGGTTGCGGATCCGCAGTTTCACCCCGACCCGGTAGGCGACCCGGCGGCGGGTGCGGTCCTTGCCCTGGTTGTCCTTGTCGTGGAAGTCCTCGTCGTAGAGCAGGGCGACGTCGATGACCTGGGAGTCCCAGTTGCCGGGGCCGAAGATGCGGCACAGCGCGGCTCGGGCCTCCTCGTGCGGCAGGTAGTCGTTGCCCTGGATCTGCTCGATCCGGTTCGCCGGTGGCGGCATCAGCAGCAGCTGGTACTGGATCGGCGCCAGCAGCTGGTCGTACTGGACGGGGACGGTGCGCTCGACGGTCTCGGTCATGCTCTGCTCCGTTCGCTTAGTGGACTAAGCCGGTGGACCAGAGGCTAGGACGGCGGTGTGACAGTTCCATCCTGTCGTACAAACTGGCCCGGATCTAGTATAGACCCATGACGGACATGAGCATAGTCAGGCAGCAGGCTCCGCATGACCCTCTGGAACGAGTCAAGTTCCTGCTCGACGTGCGACAGCAGTTGAACGCGCAACTATGGGTGGCGATCGAGGACGCCTACTTCGAGGCGCGGCTGCAGCAGCGCCTGGACGAGGCGCTGGCGTTAGGGCTGCACAGCCGGAAGGTCATCATGGCCTCGACCCGGCACGCGAACGAGCGGCGCGGCCGGCAGGTTCGGTGGAACGACGGGCGGGGTTGAGGCGGCCTTGGCCAGCGCGTTGATGAGCCCGACGATCTGTGGCCAGTCCCGGGGGGTCACCAGGTAGGCGTTGGGCAGCGCCTCCAGCCAGCGCTGCTGCTCCGGGCTGGCTCTGTTCCGATCGACTTTCGCCTCGAAGAACAGGCACTTCCCACCGCGGGCCACTACCACGTCGGGGAAACCCTTGTCACCCACCAGCGCGGTGCGCCACCTACCGTCAACCATCCGGGCAGGCCGTTGGTGGTAGGCGACGCAGCCGCGCCAGCGGGCGTAGTCGATGATGCGGGAGACGAACTGGTCCTCGGTTTCCCGAGGCTCACTCGACGCGCTCAACAACTCTCCGTCGTCCGGTGGTCGTGGTGGTGTACTCCTCGAACGGCAGGAAGCTCGCCGCCCACAGGGCGAGTCCCAGGTAGAGGAAGTTGACGGTGTCGTTGGTGACCTCGAACGCGGCCAGCATCAGGAACACCACCGCGGCGATGATGCACAGAGCGCGCAGCAACATGATCGGCCCCCTCTCCGGAGAGCGATGCACCTGGAGTATCCCCCGCTGAGCGGTTTCCGACACCTGCCTCAGCTGGCCCACTGCGCGACCACGGTGTCGTAGCGCCGGGTCAGCTCGGCCACCGCGTCCGCCCCCTCCTCCTCGGCGACATCCATCAGCGCGGGCAGCCCGGAGTCGATGCTGGCCCGGATCTCCGCGGCCGTGGCCGCCCGGCCCTCGGCGTACCACTCGGTGGTGACCGGATTGCCGATGTCGAACAGGATGCCGCCACCGATCCGGAAGGTGGCGAACGTGCGCGAGGTCCATACCAGCGCGACGCCCGGGTTGCGCAGCAGCATGATGCCGGCCGGATCGACGTGGTCCTCCGGCAGGTGCCGGTCCCGCCGGTGCATCTCGGGCCGGGTCAGGAACGGGCAGTGCATCGCCGAGTACACCGCGCAGTCGTGGTGGCACGGCGGCTCGGCGGAGGTCCGGTTGATCGCGCACATCGGCCCGATCACGAAGCTGCCGAACACACCGCGGGTCCGCCCGCACACCCAGCACCGGCGGAACCGGATCGCGTCGCGCAGCTTGCGCGAGTCGGCGATCCGGAAGTCGGGCTCGCCGTCGACGTCGGCGTCCCGGTCGACGAACCACGGGATCGGGTAACCGGCCTTGTTCACCGGCAGCGCGGCGATCGGCGGCGGCACCTTAGTCATGAAGTTCCTCCTTCTGCGTCAGCTGAATCTCGATCTCATGGCGCGGCACCTCGACGTATCTCAGCCCGCGGCGGCGCAGGTGGAAGCGCGCCCGGTTCCACCACCAGCCCTCCAGGTACTGGACCATCGGCTCGCCGATCTCGGTGACGATGTTGTCCTCGACCACGACGCCGAAGCCGAGCTGCGGCTTGGTGATGGTCGCCCAGTAGTAGTGCTTGTCAGTCACGGCTGACCCGCTCCCACTTCGGCAGGCCGCCCTCGTCGACCTCCTCGCCGAACTCCAGCTGATGCGAGCAGTCGACATGGGTGCCGAGCGGAGCCCAGCCCTGCTGCTTCACCTCGACCGCCCACTCGACCGCGGCCTCGAACAGGTTCAGCCGGTGCCCGTCGGAGATCCGCCACCACAGGTTGTCGTCCTCCGTGTAGGCGGCGAGGAACTCATCCAGCGGCGCCGTCGGCGCGTGGTTGTCGGTCAGCATCGCCTGCACCGCGGGCGTCATCGGTGACCGCTGAGTCTTCGGCAGCTCCCAGTCGGCCGGCGGCTCGGGCACCACCACCGTGATCCGCGGCTCCCAGTTCGGCAGGCACAGCAGCAGCTCGTTGGTGTAGTCGCCGTTCTCGTCGGTGACGGCGGCGACCGGCACCGCGTTGCGCCGCGCGATCCCCAGCACCCAGCCCGCATACTGCGCGTGTTGCTCAGTCAGCATCGTTTGCTCCGTTCATCAGTTGGCCGGTCCAGGGCAGATGCAAGCCGTCACCGTGACAACGCGGCACATAGTGAACGTGCAGATGTGGCACGGTCTGGGTCGCCGCGCTGCCCGCGCTGGTGATGAGGTTGTAGGCAGGGTCCTGATAGCTGGCCCACCGGGCGGCGGCGCCGAATACCCGGCCGGTGATGTCGTGGTCTTCCGAAGCGGATGCAACATGCTCCTGGGGGACGAACAGCATATGACCGGGCACCACCGGATTCAGCGGTTCGATCCGATAGACGACGGCGCTCCCGATGTCGATCTGGTCGGCATCCCATGCGCCGCTTGCGACCAGTTCGCAGAACGGGCAGCCGCTCGCCTTGTCGACGGCCATCGCCTAGTCCTCCTCGATCTCGATGTCGAGCGGCCGCAGGCAGCCCTCGCAGTGTGCCTCGTAGCCGTCGGAGTCCAGCGGGTTGTTCCGGCCGTTGTACTTGACGTGCAGTGTCACCGGCCGGCCGTCCGCCGCCGGGGCCAGCTCGACCGGGTCGTACTCGCACACGTCGTGCACCACCCGGGTCACCTGCACCGGGGCGCTGCAGCACTCAGTGACGATGTCCGGCCCGGCGTACATCACCCCGGGCATCACCGTCGCCTCGCCGGCAGCACTTCGGTGACCAGCTGTGCGACCGGTTCGGCGACCGCGACCGCGACGTCCTCGATCTGGCTCCGGTCGGACTTGCGGCTGGCCTCGACCAGCCAGTCGGTGACCCGGTCGATCGCCGCGACCGCAAGCCGTTCGATCAGCTTGGCCAGGTAGTCGATGGTGAGTTTCAGCATGTGCCGCAGGAACATCAGCCTGAAGCTGGTGGACAGTTTCGTCATTCGTTGCGCTCCGTTTCCTTAGTCCACTAAGTCGATCACTCCGCCGTGCGGAGTGAGCAATACCGTTCCGAACCGGGCGTGCTCGATCGGGACCTTCGCCGGGTCGGCCCACCGGCTGACGATCCAGCCGTGGGTCTGCGCCTCCGACGGATGAGCATGTACCCACGAGTGGCAGGTCGGGCACAGCCAGATCCCGTTCGTCGGCGAGTGCTCGCTGCCGTCGCGCACGGTGCGGGTTCGCCGGTGGTGCCAGTGCCCGAACGGCACGTAGGACCTGCAGCGCACGCACCGCGAACCGTCCCGGTTGCGGACGATGTCGCGAGCCTCGTCCGGAATCGGCTCAGCGCGCGACATCCGGATGCACCGCGGTGCACAGCAGCGAGTGCGTCACCATCGGCGTCTCGAACTTCACCGCCCCGGAGCCCGCGGTCGCCAGCGTGATGCTCACGTCGCAGCCGGGGCATTTCAGTTCACTGACCATCTGGCTGGCCTTCTCCGCCTCGCGGATCATCCGGCGGCGGATCACGTCCGCTTCGCCGCGCTGCCGCTGTGACCACAGGATCCATTGGGTGGCGGTCAGGCTCAGCATGTTCCGGCGCCCCTTCATCGGCGTAGGCGGTACAGCTTGTCGGTGACGACCAGCGGTTTATTCTCCGGCCCTTTCTCGAATGGAGCGATGTAGACACGCACTCGCCAGCCTTTTTCGTAGCGTTCGGCGTGCGGGTTGTCCTCGGAGCACTTCCGCCACGCCGGATGGCCGCGCACGATCCAGCGGTGCGCCCACTCCACGTTGGACTCACCGTCGCGCCGGGAGCCCTCAGATCGCCGCAGGTCGATCACGGTGACCCGGCCGGGCAGGTTCATCCGCCGGGACGCCCTGGCCGCTGTGCGGCGCAGGTGGGGCTCGTGGGTGGCCACCAGCGTCTGGCCCAGCAGGAAGAACAGCGCCTTGGCGTAGCGCGCCGTGTTGGTGGCGTCGGAGGGGATGGTGCCGGCGGCGATCATCTGCGCCTGCACCTCGGCGTCCGGGTGCAGGATTGGCGGCCCCATCCGCATCCCGTCCACCGCGAAGTCGCAGCCGATCGGACCCCACCGGCCCAGCATCTCGTACAGCTCGCGCCGCTCGGTGCGGTCGTACTCGGCCAGCGCGTCCTGGGCCACGTCGTCGGCCTCGTCCAGGGTGTCGTTGAGCCAGTACATCGCGGTGCCGGCGCCCTCGTAGTCGCCGTCGTATGCCGGACCCCAGATCAGCCAGTGCCCCAGCATGGTCCGGCCGCGCACCTCGGCGATCGGCATCGGCCGCTCGAAGTACACCATCCCGCAGCCGGTCGGCTCCTCGTCCCGGTGGAACCGGTCCAGCTCGGCCAGCGCCGACGCGGCGTGCTGCACCACCATGCACATGTCCTCGGTGACCTGGTACAGGTAGGCGCCGCGGGCGACCGACTCCAGGTGCGCGGCGTACATCTCCGGCTGCGGGCCGTCCATCACCTGCCGGGTCCGCTCGTCCACCTCGTGGCTGTCACCGACGTGCACGTTGGCCCGGTGCAGCGCGGTGGAGATGCCGACGTAGCGGCGGAACTGCGGCACCGCCAGCCGCTGCACCAGGTCCCGCTGGCGCGCCAGCAGCTCCTCGGCGCGTTTCACCGCCGGGTCATCTCGTGCTCGCGCCATTCCCGGTAGGCGTCCTCCAGCTCCTCCCGCAGCACCGGGTCGGTCAGCTTCTGGTAGTCGAAGCCCAGCTGCTCCATCGTCTGGAACAGCCGGTCGCTGATCGGCCAGGCGTTGGCCCGGTGCGTCGAGCCGATCTCCGGGTCGGGGAAGTGCCGGGAGGCCGCGACACCGAACAGGTAGCCGTCCTCCAGCGCGGCCGCCAGCCGCCGGTCGGTGTCGGCGATCTCGTACTCGTCGACCCGGTCGCCCATCCGGACGGTCGCGTCGCGTTCCTTCTGCTTGGCCTCCTCGCGTTCATAGCACCGGCCGAAGACGATGTTCTCGTCGAACACCTGATCGAATCGCACCCAGGTCGAGCCCCAGGTCAGTGCCTGCTGCTCCGGCGCCAGGCCCGCGTTGGCCTGCTCGGTGTTAGTCCGCATGAACTCGACCATGTCGTCGAAGGAGTCGAACTCCATGAACCCGCTCATCCTGTTTGCTCCGTTCACCTAGTCCACTAAGCGTTGGTGATGTTCTCGATCTTCTGCTGGGTCTCGCTCATCTCCTCCTTGTCGCCGGGAAGGTAGGCAACGAGGTAGCGGGTCGGGGTGACCCGGCCGAGCCGGACGATGATCCGCTCGATGACCTGTTCGTTGTCCTCGTAGTCCTCATCCGGGTCACCGTCCAGGTACTCGCTCATTCCAGCGGCTCCATCACCGACAGGATGTGCACCCGCGCCGCCTGCAACTGCACCGCGCCGAGCACCCGCAGCAGCGGCGCCTCCGCCACCGAGCAGTTGGTCAGGATGCCGAAGCGCATCAGCACCGCACGGTTCCAGGCATGCAGGAACCGGGCCGGGTCCAGGTGCGCCAGCGCGGACTCCACGTCGGCGCCGCGTGCCTCACACTCGCCGCAGCCGTCGTAGAGGATCTGTGAGGGGTGGTAGCCGGGCAGCGCGTCGTGGTAGTCGTGCACCATCTACTCCTCCCACCGTTTCGGCAGGCCCTCGGTCTTGGCCCAGGCCATCACCTGCTGGTAGCAGTCGTCGCACACCGATACGACCAGGGAGTTGTCCTCGGGCAGCGGCCCGAAGTTCGCCTCGGCCTCGGCGACAACCTCCTCGATCGGAACATGGCTGTGGAACCTGCGAGCGCACAGCTGGCAGATGAAGTGGTGCGCCGGCCCGGTCATCAGTCCTCCTCCCATTGCAGCAGCGCCACGTCCTCGACGATCACCGTCAGGTGACCGTTGCAGAGCGGGCAGGTGACCCGGATCGACAGCGGCTCGGTCGGGTTCTCATAGCCCTCGCACTCGGCCAGCAGCTGCGCGTCGTGCGGGCAGTCGTTGAGCGGGATCACGACGGCACCGACTCGCGCAGCATCGCCAGCACCTGGTCGTGCCCGGCCAGCGCCGCCGCCTCGGTCGGGTAGCGCCAGCACTGGGTGTGCAGCGGGTCCGCGTGATCCTCGGCGAAGATCATCGTCTCGAAGCAGATCGGTGGCCCGTCGTCCCAGTGGTGATCGAGGACCAGGTGGTCGGTGCACACCTCGTACCGACCGATCTTCGTGAACGCGATCCGGCGGGCCGGGCCGTCACCGAGCAGGGCGTTGGCGCACGACACGCAGATCGGCCGCAGCTGCCGGTCGAACCACATCGGCCGGCCGGCCATCAGCTCGTGGTCCCGCCGCAGGGTGCGGCCACAGCTCGCGCAGTCGGTCATTGGCACGCCTCCATCAGCGCGGCCAACGCCTCCGGCACGGAGCCGCGGAAGCCGGTCGCGCCCTGCTGGATGGTGGGCATCGTCTGCTGCACGGTCGCGGCCAACTCGCCGTCGCGGAACCGGACCACCTGCATCGACATGCCGGAGCGGTCCACCGCGGTCAGCAGCCGGACCTCGATCCGGTCCGGCCGGGTGTTGACCCGATGCCGCTCGCCGTCGCGGATCAGCTGCTGCCGGGCCGCCTCGTCGTCCCAGTCCGCCGACGCGGTCCAGCCCTCGGTGCACAGCACCCAGGCGTGCACGTTCACCCGGTCCCAGCTCTGATCCCGCTGCCGCCGCCTGGTGATCGCGTCCGCCATGTTGTGCAACCGCTGCGCGATCTGCGGGCCACCACCGATCGGCAGCACGTCCGGCACTTCGTCGATCGCCAGCGTGTACGGCTCGTCGCTGCCCTCGGGCAGATGTCGCATCACCGACATCAGCCGCGGCGGCTGGTCCCAGCCCAGCTCGGTCAGCGTCTCCTCCAGCTTGGCCAGCGACATCAGCAGCGCGCAGGCCAGCGGGTCGGACTCGATCATGGCCAGCGCCTCCTCCACCGGCATCGTCATCGGGACCGCCCCGACGTCACTGCCTCGATCCGGCGCATCATCTCCGCCTTGTCGTCGGTCCACTCGATGACCGCGTCGCACACCCTGGCGAGCTTCGGCGGCACCGTCCGGTTGTCGATGACCACCGCGATGATCGGCTTGTCCAGCATGATCGCCACCCCCAGTTCGACCGAGAACTTGATGTCCAGCTGGTCGCTGTCGGGCACCAGGCTCATCACGTACGCCGAGCCCTCGATCATCGGCACCAGGTCGCGGCGCACCCCGGCGATCCAGCGCTTGGCCCGCGGGTCGTCGGCCCAGTCGTCGCCGGTCACGGCTTGGCCAGCCCGGCGAGGTTGCTGGCGGTCTCGGCGATGACCCCGTCCAGGGCGGCGATCGCGGTCTTGCGCACCGCGGAGACAGTCGGCTCGATGCCCTGGACCACCGCCATCGCGGCCACCGCGGTGAGCAGCGTGTCCGCTGCCGAGCGCACCACTTCCGCGGACGCCTCGAACCCGGTCGGCGCTTTCACGACAGCACCTCGTACTGGTCGACGCCGATGATCAGGTGCAGCGTCCGGCCGTCGTCCCACCGCATCCACAGCTGCGCGCCACTGCCGCCGACGATGGCGCCGAGCGCGCCCGGTGGGATCGCGTCCGGGTCGTCGCCCATCTGGATCAGCCTGATGCGGGTGCCCTCCGGGTGCGGGCACGGCTGGCTCAGCCGCTGGAAGAACTCGGCTTGGTTCATGGTGTGTGCTCCGTTTCGCTTAGTGGACTAAGGGAGCCGCCCGGCTGTCCGGCCCGGGCGGCTCCGGCTGTCACGGTCGGGCGGTGGCCGGGATGCGGGCGATCGCGGTGATGTGACCGATCATCTGCCGCTCGGCCGCGTCCAGGTCCTGCGCCTGGCTGCGCTGCGAGGCCAGGTAGGTCTCGCCGCGCGCCTTGCGCAGCGCCATTGCGATCGCGATGTCGCGCGGTGCGTGGTCGATCAGCTGACCCAGCGCCGCGCCCTGCTCGACGTCGTTCACCAACCGGGTCACGACGTTCTTCTCCCGCTGCACCTGCACCAGCGCGGCCACCCACGGCTGACTGCTGGCGAAGCACAGGTAGCCGGTCTGGGCGATCGGCCGGTTGGCGTACAGCCCGGACAGCGCCTTGACGTAGGACTCCACCAGCGGCCACATGTTCGTGATCGAGGCCGGGCTGTAGCTCACCCCCGGCAGCGAGCACTGCCGGGCCAGCTGCTCGCGGGTGGCGCCCTGCTCCGGGTAGGCGATCAGGAACTTCGCCAGCCGCCTGGCCTTGATCCGCAGGATGCCGTAGCCGCTAGCGCCGGTCATCGAACATCTCCGGTGTCAGCTCCTGCGCCTGCCGGGCGGCCAGCACGCCGACCGCGTAGTCCAGTACCAGCTGGACCTGGTCGTACGCGCCGACCTTGGCGAGCGCGTCGATCGCCAGCCGGGCGGTGGCCGTGTGGCCGAGCAGTGTGTTCGGGTGGGCGGCCTGTTCCCGCTGGTGCTGCATCCGCCGGCGGGTGAACTCATCGCCCACCGGGTCGGACTCCAGCGAGTCGGTCAGCGCCTGCAGCATCTCCAGCTTGGTGGCGGTGGGCATCTCGGCGACCACCGCCGGCACCCCGCGGCGGCCGATGATGGTGACCGCGTCGGAGGGCCTGCTGTCCCGCGGCCGACCGCCGGCCTTGCTGGTGTCGGCGTAGCGGTGTGAGCCGTTGACCAGCATCCAGCTGTGCTCCGGGCCGGTCGGGTAGGGCGTCAGCACGTCGTCCGGGGTGAGGGTGTCCGGGTCGGCCACCAGCCTCAGCTTGGCTGCTGCCCGCCAGCCGTTGAGGTAGCGCAGCACCCGGTCCGGGGTGGTGCCCCACCGCTTGGCGAACTCGGCCGGGCTGGTCTTGCCCTTGCGGGCGTCTCCGCAGACGGAGCAGGCGACCAGCCGTGCGAACGGCCAGCCCTCCCCGTCGTCGAGCTGCCTGCACTCGTCGGCGTTGTCCTGCCAGGTTCTGGTCATCTCTCGCTCCGTTTCTCGCTTAGTGGACTAAGCGGCTTTCGGGACAGTTCTGTCCCTACCCATCTATTATACCACACTTCTAGTCATTTGTCAAGCTAGTTCACAGGCTTGGGGGTGCGGGGCCTGGCCCGTTCCTTGTGGATCTCCACCTCCTCCCGGTCCCAGATCGGTGACCACGGCAGCAGGCCGCCCCGGTGCAGACCGGCCGGGATCTCCCGCTCCGCCCGGTCACCGCGGAACGGCTTGGACAGCTCGTAGTTCGTGTCGTCGATCCGGCGCAGCACCCGGCCGTAGGACGGCCACCGCTCCCAGATCGAGGAGCCGTACGGCGACCCCATCGCCGGGTCGTACTGGGTGAGCTTGTTCATGTGGTGCTCCAGCCACAGCGCGAAGCCATAGTCCGAGCGCAGCCGGTCGAACACCGCCCGCGCCTCGTCGGCCGCGGTGTCCCAGTCGTCGCGCCCCTTCGGCGCCGCCTTGTAGAGCGAGCCCAGGCACACCAGCGCCGGGCGGTGCTGCTCGATCGCCCGCTCGAACTCGTCGGCGAAGCGCGGCCTGCGCAGGTCCAGACCCTCCGGCCGGTACAGGATGACCGCCCGCTGCGGTACCCACTCACCGATCAGGGACAGCTGCACCCGCAGCTTGCGGGTGTCGGCACGGGCGTCGCGGGACGGATTCTCCAGGTCGACCAGCATCGCGGTGCGCGGCTCGATCCGAAGCTCCGGCCGCAGTGGGTGTACGCCGGCAGCCAAGCTCATCACCAGCTGGCGGGACAGCACCGACTTGCCGATGCCGGGCGGGGCGAGCAGCAGCATGACGTCGGCCGGTGCGATCAGGCCCGGCACCACCCAGTCCTCGGCCTCGTCCGCGTCGCCGAGCCAGTCGTCGATGAGGGACAGTCCCGGCACCGGGCCGTCACCGAGGGAGGCCGTGCGGATGTAGCCCAGCTCCTGCTCCGACTCGGCGATCCGGTCGGTGAGGTCGGCCGTCTCGCCGAGCGCGACCTGATGCAGCCGTTCGCTGACCTGCAGCAGCTGCCTGCGCTGCGAGGCGTGCCGCAGCATGTCGATGTGCCACTCGACGTTCACCGCGGTCGGTGCCGCGCCGATCAGGTCGGCGATGACGACGGCCCCGCCGAACTTGCGCAGCTGCAACCGGGCGGTCTGCTCCACGCTGACCGGGTCCACCGGCGCACCGCGATCCACCAGCCCGGCGATCGTGGTGAACACCAGCGCGTTGCGCTGTTCGTAGAAGTCGTCCGCGGATAGCTGCCGCACCCCGATCCGGCAGGCGGCCTCGGAGTGCAGCATCGCCGACAGGACGTAGGACTCCGAGCCGGGCTCGCGCGGTGTGGTCACTGACCGAACTCCCAGCCGGGATGGTGCAGCGCCGACGGCTGCGGATGCTGGGCCAGGTTCTCCTGCTCCCGCTTCGCCCAGTTGATCGCCATCGAGGTGCTCGGCTGCTCGCGGCGCTCCCGCATCTTGATCTCGAACTCGTCGAGGAACGCCTCGGTGGGGACGGCGGTGTACCGGTCGATCCACTTGGCGGCGTCGGTCCGCCACTTGGTGACCAACCCGTCGGCCTCGCGCGCACGCGCGCTGCTGCTGGTTCTAGGTTCCTTTGGGTTCTGGGTGGTCTGTAGGCCACCCCCCCGTGGTCTGTAGGCCACCCCTCCTGTGGTCTGTAGGCCACCCGTGGCCTGCACGCCACCCGTGGTCTGTAGGCCACCCCCTGCGACGGGTGAGACGAAGTAGACGGTCGCTCGTCCGCGCCGCGGTTTGCGGACCACCCAGCCGTCAGCCTCCAGCTCGTCGAGGATCCGGAGCACCCAACGCCGACCCACCCTCGCGCGGGCCGCGAGGGTGTCGATCGAGGGCCAGCACTCGCCGTCGTCGTTGGCGAAGTCGGCGAGCACCACCAGCGTCAGCAGCTTCGTGCCGCCGAACGGCGCGCTGTCCAGAACCTCGGTGAGCAGTTTGTTACTCATGCGTTCCCCTCGATCTCTGGAGGGGACCCGGCCGCTTGCTGTAAAGTTGCATAGCGACGGCGCACCGGACCACCAATCCAGTCGTTAGATCGCCTCGGCCCTGCTAGCCGGGGCGATCGTCTTGTGTATCAAGGCATCCTCCCACCACCTGCGTGGCTTCGATACCCTTGTGGCGCCAGCGCATGAGGGGCGTTGCTCCGTACCCTGGCGGTGGCATCGAGCGCCGGTGGCAAAGCCTTGCAAGCGATGCCGCCGGCACTCTCATGCTTCACTCCTCCGGCTCGTCCTCGGCCGGCCCGAACTGGTCCTGCAGCTCCGGGTACTCACTCAGCAGCTCCGTGATCTGCTGCCGCGCCCGGTCCACCGCCGACGGCTTCGGAGACCACTCGATGCCGCGCTCAGCGCAGCCTTCCTTCATCAGCTTGTTGAACTCGGTGATGTGGTTCTGGCGCAGCTTGGTGGTCGCCTCCGAGTACGCGGCGCGGCGTTCGTTGGACTGCCGGACCTTCTCGGCCTCGGAGAGTTGTGTGGTCGTCATGTGGGGCTGTTCCTCCGGTTGAGATGTCTCGCTTATCTGGGTGTGGTTGCTTAGTTGACTAAGCCGTTCATTGCCGGGTCATGGTGGAACGGTGGCTCGTCCGACGCCCACGGGTCACCGCTTCCGCCGCCCGCCGGCACCGACGCCCACGGGTCGTCGGCCGGTGCCTGCCGCTGCTGACTGCCCCGCTCCGCCCGTCCCTCACCATGACGCACCGTGCGGAACCGCAACGGCACCGCGATCTCGTCCGCCTGGATCTCGAAGCTGGTCCGCTTGTTGCCCTCCCGGTCGGTGTAGGAACGCTGCCCGAGCTTGCCGGTGACGACCACCGAGTCGCCCTTCAGTAATGACTCGGCGACGTTCTCCGCGTACTGGCGCCAGACGCTCACCCGCAGGAACATCGCCTCACCGGCGTCGATCCACTTACCGTCATCTCCCTTCTTCCGGTCCTGGCTCACGACGGTGAACGACGCTACCGCGTCGCCCGACTGAGTGAAGCGAAGTTCCGGGTCGGCGGTGATGCGGCCCTCAACCGTTATCTTGGGGAGCATGGCCGTCCTCGTCTTCCTGTGTAGGCGGGTCGAACCTGATGTATATGTCGCAGTACCGGCGCCCGTCGCTGCCCACCTTGTTACGACGGGTGACGTAGGAGAACCCGCGGGCGCGCTTCAGCGCGTTGATGTCCTGGTTGCGCAGCGCGCTGAAGGTGGAGAACGGCGCCGACTCCAGCACCATCGCCCATCGGCCGGGGTTGTCCATCAACTGCCTGGCGACCGACGCCCAGTCGGTCTTGGCGGCACGCCGCCACGGCGGCGGGTCGCGGAACACTAACTCTGGTTTGGTCACTACTGCCCTCCGGGGTGAGGTTGAAAACACGGACAGGCACGACACCGGGGTGGGTCCGGTGCCGTGCCTGTGTGGGTCCTAGAACGGTTGTTCTGAGAGCCTGGCGGCGTCGTCCTCGCGCTGCTTCGTCATCGCCGTGTTGGCCTGCTCGATGAGCCGGTTGGCCTGGTTCATCAACCGGATCGCCTCGTCGTAGCCGTTGGCCTGTTCCGGGCCAGCGCTCAGGCCGGCGTCCCGCAGCGCCTCGGTCACGAGGGTGGCGGAGAGGCCCTCTCGTGCCGCCCGCTCGGCCAGCTCGTCGACGATGGCCTGCTCCCGCTTCTCCAGCGCCGCGATGGCGTCGGTGACGATCTCGCCGTAGCCGGGCGGGACCGGGCCGACGGCCTGGCGGACGGTGTTGTTGATGCTGTCCTGCATGGTGCTGCTCCGTTCGGTGTGGCTTAGTCAACTAAGCCGTGTGTAGTGTTGGGTGGAATGTCCTGTATCATACCATAGTTTAGTGTAGGTCGGCAACCTCCTCCTCGTCGGCCAGCTCGTCGGCGTAGTAGCCGCGGGCACGCTCCAGGCAGTTCGCGAACGCCTCCTCCCCGAGCAGGTGCAGCAGGTCGCCGAGCAGGTCACCGGCCACCTCGTGCAGGTTCTCCTCGTCGGTCAGGTCCCGGTCACCCGGTGTGGACCGAGTGCTGTCGGCGAAGGTCTGCACCGCCTCCCGCGCCCAGCCGGCCCGGTCGGTGTTGTCGGGCTCGCGATACGTCCCGTCCTCGTTGTAGGGCATCTCAGTCGACCTCCTCACCCCAGAACGCGCGCCACTGCTTCTCCTCCAACCGTTCCATCCTTTCCCGGTGCACGTAGTTGGCGTGGGCGTACAGCAACGCCCAGCCCAGCCCGATGCACACGACTGCCAAGATCGTCACGAACGCGCCGTCATCCATCTGTGTCTCTCTCCTTGTCGCTTAGTTCACTAGGCGGGTGACCGGCGGCATCCCCATCCCGCCGGTCACCCACGTCTTATCGGACTGGCTGCTCAGTCCTCGCTGGTGGTCACCTCCTGCAGGTACCAGCCGTCGAGGTTGCCGACCTGGACCCGGTTGGCGCGGCCGCCGATCTGCGCCGACGCCACGCCCCCCGCCTGCTCGTAGGCGGCGTCCTCACTGGTCGCCGACACCGTGATCGTCCGCTCCAGCCGTACGTACACCGTGACGTCGAAGTCGCGCTCCCGCGGCCGCAGCCCCATCTCCTCCATCACCTCGTCGAACTCGCCGCAATACTGGCGCGAGTTCGCCTCCCGGTGCAGCACCTCGGTGATCGCTTCGAGCCGCCGCTCATGCTGCCGCTGCGCCTCCGCCAGCCGCTCCCCGGTCGTGGTCAGCCGGGCTTGGATCTCCTTCCGTTGCTGCCGCTCCTCCCGGAGCAGGTCCCCGGCGGTGACCGCGGTCCGCATCCAGGTGTCCTGCTCGGACACGGGCAGCAGCCGGTAGCCGCCGTCGGTGTTGGTGAACACGTCCGGCCGGCAGGTGCCGACCCGGTTCACGGTGCCGTCGTCCGTCTCGCAGTACAGGTAGGACACCTCGTCGCCGTCGGGGACGTCGATGAGGACGATGGTGGTCGACGGCGAATGATTCGCCTGCCACACCTGGCCCAGCGCAACGACGGCGCGGGTCTCCTCCACGGCGGTCACAGTTCACCGCCGAGCTGGCGCATCATCTCGGCCAGGGTGGCCTGCTGCTGCGCCTCCTGGGTGGCCAGCTGCGTCATCTCCTCCGGGCTCAGCCAGGAGCCGAGCCCGGTCTCCATCAGCACCTTGCCGACGATCGCCGGGAACAGCCCGTGCTCCGCGGCCTTCAGCCGGATGTAGTCCAACGCCTCGTCCTCGTGCCGGACGATCGCGGCGTACAGCATCTCCGGTGAGATGTTCTGCTCCAGTCCGCTGTGGATCATGTTCCACAGCCTCGTGTTCTGTGCCATTGCTCCGTTGCCTTTCCTTGGGTTGGTGGTGCTGGTTGTGGTGCTTAGTGGACTAGGCCGTCATCGGCTCCCCTTCCGCTGCGGCGTGTCGAGCTTGGACGCGAGCGCGTCCTTGTAGTGGTGTGACTTCAGGCAGGCCCGGCAGGTGACCTGGAACGGGTCGGTGCTGGCCAGGTGGATGTCGTGGTTGCCGCAGGCGGGCTCATCCGTGCGCCCGAAGTGGACCTTGTAGGTCACACCGTGTCGGGCCAACTGAGCACCTGGCGCCGGACCGCGCCGATGATCTCGTTGGCCCGCTCCCGGTCCAGCAGCTGGCAGGCGACCAGCAGCTCGTCCAGCACCGGCATCAGGACGAGACAGGAGTTCTGCACGAACGCGATGTCCAGCTCGCCGCCGGCCGGCTGCGTCGTGCTGGCCGGGTGGTGGGCTTTCGCGGCCTCGATCTGCTCCGGTGCCGGCTTGCCGGGGAAGAGGATGACGTTGTCGTTCATCTGTGCTCCGTTCTGGTGGGGACGAATTGGTACAACATGGACACACTATACAACACAACTACATAGATTGGCAAGGTAGTTCACACGCTTAGTCCACTAGGTGACGCGGCTCGCCATCCACTTCTCCAGGTCGGCCGAGCTGATCCGGACGTGGCCGTCCTCGGTGTGCGTCGAGGCCAGCGTGCCGCGCCGCACGCAGCCGTGGATCACGTCCTTGTTCACCCCGGCCCGCTCCGCCGCCTCCACCTGGCTGAGCAGCTCCGGCTTGCGGGTGACCGGCACGTCGTACGGGTGCTGCGCCGCGTCGTAGGCGGCCATCGCCTCCGCGATCGGGTCGAAGCCGTGCATGACCTGCCGGTGCTTGCCGATCGCCGACATCCGGTTCTTCGCGTCCGGTTTCGGCACCCAGTCGCAGTCCGGGCAGTTCGTCGGCGCGACCGGGCGTGAGCCGCCCAGGTGGTCGCGGAAGATGTGCACCGCGATCGTCGGCCCGGACGACCGGGTGGTGCCGCAGATCGGGCAGTCCCGCGCCGAGTTCTTTTTCTGCTTCGGCTCACCCGGCTCGCGCCGCTTGCGGGTGTGCGGCGCCGGCACCTCGACTCTGGTGCCCACCTTCTCCAGCACCAGCGGCAGCTCGCCGATGAGCTGCTCGAAGTGCGGCTCGCACAGCATCAGCTCGCGCTCGACGTCGCCGATCCGGATCACCGACGTCCAGTGCGCCTCGGTGTGCGAGGCGTCGGCCAGGCAGACGTCGCACCATTCGACGAGGACAACCTCGCGTGCCATCATTCGCTCCCTTCAGTGACGAGGCCAAGTTCGCGACGCATCGCCAGCGACCGCGGCGGATGGTCGGCCCGGGCGACCGCCGCGGACGGCTGCTCCACCGTCCACACCCGGGTGACCGCCGCGACCCGGACCGCGTCCTTCGCCTCGCCGATGATCCGGCCCGAACCCTCGGCCAGGTAGCCCGGCGCGTAGTGGATGTAGCTGGCCACCACATGCCCGGCGACCGTCATCTCCTGATACCGCTCGCACTCGCACCGCGGGCAGCTCTGGTAGATGGCGTAGAACCGGTCGACCTTGTTGTAGATCACCCGGCTCGGCCGCCACTGATGCCCGTACGCCCGGCACTCCAGGATGCCCGGCGACCACTGGTTGGTCAGCGCCTGGACCTCGCTGACGCTGGCGTGCCTCGGCCGGTCGCTTAGTGGACTAGGCCGGCTCACCGGGACGCCGCCGGTGACAGCGTCTCGTCCGGCGTGCCGGTCGGCGCGACCGGGTACACCGGGGCGTGCGGCCTAAACGGCTGCTCGGTCACGATCGGCCGCGGCCGCCGCGGCGGGCCCGGATCGTTGCCGGCCCGCCACACCACCACCACCGAGACCGCGGCCAGCACGGTGCCGGCCAGCACCATGATGACCAGCCAGGGCCGGCAGACCGCGATCGCCTCCGGCGTGTCACCGACCTGCCAGCTTTGACTGAGGGTCGGGGGTGGCACCGGCGGGATGTCGCCGACCACCGGGTCGTCGTTGAGCCATTGCATGTTCATTGACTGCTCCGTTCGCTTTCTCCGCTTAGTTCACTAAGCGGCCTCGGTTCATTGACTGTGGTTAGTGGATGCGTCCGGTCGAGCGCAGCCATCGGGTCACCGCGGCCCGGTCGAACAGGGTCGCGCCCGGCCGGTCCATCACCGGCTCGGGGAACGAGTGGTACCGCTTGCGCCAGTTCGACACCGCCGAGATGCTCACGCCGGCCAGCTCGGCGATCTCGGTCGCGGTGATGACCTCACCGTTGACGACTGGGCTTGCCATGCTGACCACGCCGGCGGACCGACGCGCCCTTCCCGAGGCTGACCAGCTCGCCGTACTGGGTGACCTTGTACAGCTGGTACTCCGGCACGGTGCCCTGGTTGGCGACCGCGGCCAGCAGCGCCGTGAGGCTGCGTGCCTTGATCTGGCCGCCGTCGCCGTTGACGGGCAGGCCCGCCACGATCGGCCGGGCCAGGTACTTCGCGCTCACTCGTCCTCCTCCTCGCTGTCGTCGGGGCAGTTCATGCACTCGCACCGGCAGCTCGTGCCGGGGCAGGGTCGGTCTTCGTGTTCGCACATGCTCCGTTCTCCTTCTCTCGATGGGGGCTTAGTGGACTAAGCCGGGGCCTACCGGCCCGCTCGGGTCACCGGGCGCGCAACGGGGGAGAGGCGCGCCGGCGCCCGGCGCGGGCCGGTAGGCGTTTCCTTCACTGGACCGTGATGCGGTCCCCGTGCCGCGCCACGGTGGCGTACCACCTGCGTGAGGTGAAAGGGTCGGGCCCGACCACCGACAGCTTGACGCCGAGCGGGATCGCGTCGCCGGTGACGTTCGGCCCCGGCGTCTCTGGGCTGGTGCGGTCGAAGACGACCGTGGCCGGGTCGGCCGCCAGCAGTGCCTTCAGTTCCTTCTTGGTGCGGATCCGGCCGTCCGCGGCGTGGCTGGCGCCGACGTTGAGGTAGGTCATGGTTGCTCCGTTTCTGGCTTAGTGGACTAAGCCGCTGTGGTGGCAGGGCATGGCTTGCCCTACCCTTCCATTATACACCTTTTGTCCCTGTTTGTCAAGTCGGTTCACAGGACTAGGGCGCGGTCAGCCAGTTCAGCCACGCGCAGTCGTCGGTGTGCCGGGCCGTCTCGTCGGAGTCGGCCACGGTCTGCCCGCACCAGGCGCACGGCAGCCGGTCGTCGGTGACATGCGGGGCCAGCTTGTCCTCGGTCCACAGCGCGGCCACCCACCAGCGGCCGATCACGACGGCGACGTCGCTGCCGGAGTTGACCGCGGTACGCAGGAACGCGACCGCCTCGGTCCAGTCGTCCAGCGCCTGGTCCGGCGTGCAGATCACGCACAGCCGCGACGGTGCCGGCAGCCGGGAGTCGTGGTGGAAGTCGGCGTGCGCCGCCTCGGTGAGTTCGATGGTTCGCATTGCTCGTGCTCCGTTCGTTGAGGGTTGGTGGTGCTTAGTGGACTAGGCGCGCTGGCTGCCGGTCATCTGGGCCAGCGCGATCTGGGCGTGCGCGAGAGCCAGGGTGGCGTTCCACTGCCGCCAGCCGTCCTCCGCCTCGGAGCGATCGGCGGCCGCAGCGTAGGCTTCGGCCGCCATGATGTGATCGGCCGGGTTCATCTGGTAGATGAGGTAGCGGTCACTGGCCATCGAAGACGTCCCGCAGGAAGTCGGCGGCCCGCTGGTCACGCTCTCGCTCCTCGTCGACCGGTTCGGGGATGTACTCGTGCTCGGTGACCGGCTGGCTGGTGTCGTAGTTGTGGACAGTGATCCGAACCGCGTGCTGGCCGTCCTCGTCGATGTTCTCCGACATCCAGCCGACGGCCCGGCGGAC